GAGGGAGGTACAATGCCCAGGAACACCGCGACCGAGACCGAGACTCCGGAAGACACCGGAGCGGCGGCCGACACGGGCGAGACCAACGGCGGAGTCGGAATGCGTTTCAGTCTTCCGGCAGGCAAGGTCACGCCGATCCAGCTCAAGAACGAGCTGGTCAAGCGAGGCCTGGCGCCGAAGGACATCAAGCCGCAGCAGTTCTACACCTTCGTGAAGAACCCAGGCAAGACCGATCCGTTCCCCGTGAAGCACTACGACGAGGACGGGATCGAGTACGACGACCCGCAGATCAACGAAGGTGAGACCCGAGCGTGGACGCGTCCGGGTCTCGACCTGGAAGCGGGCGTCGAGTGGTGGCAGCGACGCAAGGAGCGCACCGGCACGTCGGGCAAGCCTGCGGGTACGTCCGGGAAGCCTCGCGATGGACAGGCATCGACTAGCACCGAGGAGAGCGGCGAAGACGTGCAGCTCGAAGTCGGCGAGGAGGACAGCTTCTTCTCCGAAGCCGAGTGACCTGAAGGGACGTCTTGGGTCACTCAAGGGGGCTCCTGCCTTCCTGTAGTCTCCTTTGGCAGGAGCCCCTCCTAAGTCACGCAAGGGAGTATTACATGGTCTTGACCAACGAAGAACGTGTAGTGCTTCGAGACGTCCTCGACATCGAGATCGAAGGATTCGAGGACGCGATGCACAAAGAGTCAGGAGGAGAAGGATTCACCAGCTGGGAATCACTTCTCTCCTGCACAAGTGATTACGGAGACACGATCAGAGTGCTCCGTAGCATTCGAGAGAAGGTGACAAGTGACAGCGCAGATGGAGGAAGCACCTCCGAAACTGTTTGAGCACTGCTTGTCAGTGTTCGCACGGATGAAGAGAGAGTCGCACGCGACTCAGATCGAGGGAGTACATGCTCTTGTGTACGAGGGCTTCCTGACTCGCCTCTTCAGCGACTTGCAGCTGGCTACTCCGTACTACACGAGTGTCATGCAGCGCCTCAAGAAGATGGGCTGTGTGAAACAGCTCTCCAGAGGAGGTGGCAATTCGCCTTCGCGCTGGGAGCTCATCAAGGACCCTGTTTGGGAGGACTTCGAGATCGCTGATCAGCGACGCCTTCGGAGCGCGACCAAGCTTGGCCAACTCGAAGGTCAAGTGACCGCACTGAATACGCGCCTCACTAACCTCGAAGACCAGATGCGTCGACTGCTAGAGGCATCTTGACCGACACCAGCTTCGAAGAGGCCGCACGCTGCCCTAGCTGTCAAGTACCGGGCAAGGAAGTCTCTGCTCAGCGTCCGCGAGGTGCCCTTCGCGGAGTCAAGGTGCACATCTTCGTCTGCGATAACAGCCGTTGTTCGGACGAAGGTGAACGTTGGGCTGTACAAACGAATCCTGATGGCTCGATTCCCCAGCCAGGACGAAGGGGTCCGAAGGCGTTCGAGAGACCACGTGAGTCGACTATGGTTATGCAAGCCGCACGCGACGAGCTGCGACTCATTGACTACATGTCAACTCATCCGAACCTCACGGAGCGTGAAGCAAGACGCGCACTGGGCGACTAATCTAGGAACAATCATGGGTATTGACGAAGTTATTGCCCAAATGAGCTCAGGCGACTCAAGCACGTTTACGAATAGTGACGAGCTCATCAGGCGAATGATGCTTGATGACCTTGATGACGAGTCGGCTAAGTACATCACACCAGTCAACTACGGCAAGCTACGAGGTATCACACCGCAACTCATCTACTACTACATCCGTCGACAGTACATCAAGGTACGCACGTGCGATTGCGGACGAAAGGTTATTGAAAGGGAGGAAGCCGATGACTACCTACGTTCAGTCGGCAAGCTTGTTTCCAACAGCGAGGGACCTTCTGAATCTCCTACACCTGATGGAGATGGAGGATCCAGCGAGTCTTGACAAGCACATCGGCTACTACGACGAGGACGGCTACTGCGTTTGGCAAGGCAAGCTGGAGATCGAAGACGGAATGATCAACCTCAGCTACGACGCGTCTGATGCCATTGCCAACGAGCACAGACGTGCACACGAAGCAGCTCAGCAAGCCGCTCATGAAGCTTACCTTCAGACAGATGAAGGTAAGGCTCGCAATCAAGAAGTAGAAGAAGCAAGAAGACAAGGACTACTGCCATGAGCAAACGTAGGCTTCTGGAATCCCGATTCGGTGTAGTAGGAAGGGGATGCTCCGGGACCGAGTCGGGTTTCGAGAGGCCTACAACGGGTAGGTCTCCCGGCCCGAAAGGGAGCATATGTCCATCATCACGAGGACCGTCGTGGGGGTAACGGCCGCGGGACTTCTCGCGTTCGGCCTCAGCCAGTCCGCAGCGCACGCCAGTACCGCTGGTGGGCAGCCGGATCCGACTCCGACGAGCGACTGCACGACAGCACCACCACCAATCACCTACGCTCCGACAGCAGCGTTCGGCTACGACCCGTGCCCGAGCACTCCTCCACCGACGCCGAAGTGTCAGGTCGTGCTCGAACCCGTTCCGCAGCCACTGGATCCGAACACCGACTTCCGGTTCTGCCGCAACATCAAGCAGCAGGAGTTCGACGTTTCGGATCACGGCTTCCTGGTCGCGCCTGGCGTGTTCCGTCAGCAAGACCAGGTCCTGGGTACCGGCCCGATTCGGTTCGACTTGGGGCGTGACATCACCGTGAGCCCCGTCCTCGACCGCTTCTCCGACGTGTTCGGTGACTCGGTGCTCGTGCATCACAGGGGCATCGTGGCGAACGACGTCAGCATCGATCTACTCACCTGCTCTATCCGCGTCACTCAGACCGACGTGCCGTGGTGGATCAGGGGTGGAGGTACTGGCATCGACCGCAACGCAATCGCGGCTGGCCTCTACGACCTGAACGGCCTCGTATCGTTCCCGACGCGCCACTTCCAGTGCACGCTGCCGCCGAGGCTGACTCCCCTACAGGCAGCATATGACCTGGACGCCAACACCGGACTTCCGATTCCGCTGATGTCCGACTTCGCCGTCCAGGCCTCCGGGTGGGCTTCGGTCCAGCCTCACCTGACCAACTACCTCGACACTTGGGTGCACGCGAACAACCCTCGCGTCGCTCCCGACACATGGGTGCACGCCTAACAGAGAGATGACCATGGACGCCAAGTGGCGTAAGTCGCGACACAGCAACCCGAACGGCTCGTGCGTCGAAGTACGCAGGCCTCGCAGTGATCGGGTCGAAGTTCGCGACTCGAAGGATCAGGACGGACCAATCCTCGGCTTCACCGGCCAGGAATGGAAAGCATTTCTAGCAGGAGTCAAGGACGGAGAGTTCGACCTGGCCTAGCCTCGAACGTCCTGTACAGGCGTCCCGCTCAGGCTCGCCTGGCCTGTACAGGGCCTTGGAGACTAGGAGGTGAGAACAATGCCGGATACTGAAGCTGTCTGGTCGGTATCAGACATCGAGGCTTCAAGTCCAGACGACACGTCACACGCTATTCAGCATCTCTAGTGCCTAAAAGCCTGGCACGCTGGGAGGGAGACCGGCCATTCACGGTGACCCAGCGTGCCAGGTAAGGGAGTAAGATAAACCAGCTAAGGCTACGGATGAAAGACGAGACAAGGGACTTCATTGGAAGATACCGAACTAAGTGGCACAGGAAGAGATCGCACGACGGCGTCTCTTGGCGACCTCCTAGACTGCAAGACGTAACTGCAGGCTTGTGGTGCAGAAGATGTCACATACGACACCCATACAACGGCAAGGGAAGACTTGGGCTTGACTACGAGCGCCGTAGAGAGTTCATCGTGTTTCTATGGCTATGTCCAGTTAGCGGCGACGTTCTGGGCGAAAGGAGCAGAGAGTGACTACGATGCTGATCATCATCGTAGTAGCAGCGATGCTTATAGGCGCGATAAGGGAGTAAGATGAAGTGGCTAAGACAGCTCCACTTCCAAATCGTACTACGCACGTTCGAGGTCAAGCACCAGTTCTGCGAAGGCTTCGGGCAGGCAGGTTTCGAGGAAGATGGGCGCAAGATGTTCGGTATGTATTGTCCTGTACACGGTGAAGGTCTAGCAGCAATAGGAAAGAAGACTGATGCAAGTTAGAGGCAAGTACTGGAACCTGTTGTACCACTTCCAGCAAGAAGGCGTAGCGAAGCTAGTCCCACTCGAAGGCGAAGTCGCAGAGGCAGCACTCATCGCCGATGACATGGGCCTTGGCAAGACGTACGAAGGCGTCGCACGTGACATCGAACTGCGCAATCCCCACATCTACGGAGGTCACCCGACGCTCATCGTCGCACCAGCAGGCTCGCACTGGAACACATGGGTGAAGACGATCGTCGAGCTTCTTGGTCCGAACACTGTCATCTGGGTGATCGACAGAAAGAAGCGTATGCTCCTCGACTACGCGTTGAGAAAGGCCATCAAGGAAGGTGGCTGGCCTCGCTACGTCATCATCCACTACGAAGCTCTCCGTCTTATGCCGGTGCTCAAGGAGATCGAGTGGTTCCACATCATCGCAGACGAAGTCCACAGGATCAAGAATCGCACAGCGCAACAGACACGAGCACTGAAGGCTCTCAAGACTAAGTACAAGACGGGCATCAGCGGCACTCCTGCAGACGACAAGCCCCAGGACTTCTGGAGCGTCCTCAACTGGCTCTGGCCCAAAGACTTCAGGTCGTACTGGAGATTTGTTAAGGAGACTTGCGTAGTCGAGCAGCAGTCAGCGATGGGACGTAGCTTCAAGAAGGTCGTTGGAGTGAATCCCGTAGGCGCAGCCGAAATGCTATCGACGATCTACCCTTGTTACTTGCGCAGAAAGAAGTCCGAAGTCGGAATCGATCTGCCAAAGAAGACGTACACCGAGCGCTTCGTTACCCTTCCTCCAGGACAACGTAAGGCCTACGACGAGATGCGTCGAGAGATGATCGCATGGGTCGGAGAGAACAGGGACAAGCCCCTCGCTGCAGGCGCAGTCGTCGCACAGCTAGTCCGTCTCCAACAATTCGCCCTAGCGTCTGTGGACTTCGAAGAAGTCTATGAGCAGGACCCGGTCTTCAGAGGACCAGGCGTTGAGCCTTGGCGCCACCTTCGATCCAAGGTCACTCTAGTCGATCCAAGCGTCAAGCTTGACGACCTGGAAGAGATTATCGATGGCAATCCTGACGAGTCGATCGTCGTATTCAGTCAATCGAGGAGCATGAGTCACCTTGCTGTACGGCGTCTTGAGGCTCGAGGAATTGTCGCTCGGCCGTATACTGGTAGTGTATCTCAACACGACCGGGACCTCTATGAGACAAACTTCCAGGCTGGTCACATTCAGGTCCTCTGCGGAACGATCGCAGCTGGAGGGGAGAGTATCACTCTTCACCGATCTTCGACAGTCGTATTTTTCGACCGCCATTGGAACCCGACTAAGAATAGGCAAGCTGAGGACCGAGCTCACCGCATCGGTCAAATCCATCCCGTTCAGGTCATCGATATCATGGCACGCGACACTGTCGACCTCGGAAGAAAGACGCGCATAGCGAACAAGTGGAAAGCCCTAGAATACATTCTGGGCGACAGAACCAATCCGGAGGCGTACTTCAATGCTTGATTCAGACCTTACCGAAATCGAAGAGCGACTCAAGCCGATGGTCCTTTCCGCTCTGGAGAGTCAGAGTCTTGGGCTACGAATCATCAGCTGGCAGCTCGTCTTCGTACCTTCGATACCAACGCCTCAGGGTCCCAGGCCAGGCTTCGGTGTCTACTATCAGGCCAAGGGCAAGCTGATCGGGCCCGACTACTATGTTGGTAACCTCTCAGCCTGGAGCGATCCCTGGATCTCGCAGGATGGCGTCGACGAAGCAATTCGAGGCGGCTGCGAGATCCTACGTAAGCAACTCTACCAGCAGAGCATCATTAGCGACGGGAGGAGTAGTCATGAGTGATATGTTCGTCACGCCTGCCATCGACGAGTTCAAGATGGTCGAAGACGCGAAGTACAAGTCCAAGGAGGATCGCATATCCAACCCAGATGTCGAGGGCGTCGTCGTTCACTACCACTCAGCACGCGACGTATGCAGAGGACACAACCACCGATTCTTTCTAGACGGAGAGGAAGTCAATGGCCCGAATAGTGCTACTGGGCTTCGGGGACAATGATGCAGCCGAGCATTTCATCGCAAGTCTATGGGCAGCGCAAGAAGCAGACGACAACCAGACGGAAGTCCTACAGCAGGAGACTGTCGCTATCGGTGCCATCGCAGCCGCATGCGCTACTGTCGAAGCGCTGGTCGCCAGACCGACGACTTACTGCGAGTGCAAGATCGTAGGCAAGGGCCGCGGTTCCTCTCGAGGCAAGTTCTCGGCACAGACCGAAGACTGGATTAGGACACAACGGTTCGGCTGGATCGTACACAAGCGCTGCAACAAGCCCAACCGATGGGTCGTGAGACGCTTCGTTCACCAACTACTCGCAGGAGTCGGCATTAAGAATCTTCTGCCCGAGCTGGACGCTCAGCTCTACCCACCGACCGCCGACGACGTCGCGGAGGAGCGTGCTGAGGCTCGTACGCAGGAAGAGCGAGACGAGATCCGTAGCGAGACCGACCCTGATCAGGTTGAGAACGTCATACCGTCATTGTAATACAAGGGGTTGTGCTACATAGATGATCCATGATATAATAGTCTTAAGCAGCCTAAAGGAGTTCCAGTGCAAGCTGATCAGCTGGTTCATGAAATTCATACGACCGAGCTTAGATCGTTCAGAGGCTGCCGTCGGCGTCATCACTGGTCCTTCGATCTCGACCTGCAGCCTGCTAAGACGCTGTCGATGTTCGAGTTCGGAATCGCGTTCCATAAGGGTATGGAAGCGATGTACAATCCCGAGACGTGGGGCGCTCCGAAACAACTCATCGCTCAGTTCGCAGAGGCTGCCTTCTTCGACGAGGCACAGAGGCAGAAGAAGGCGTTCTATTCTCTGCAGGACAGGGGCCTGGGCGACGATGAGGAGCGCGACTACGACGAGCAGGTGAAGCTGGGGAGGGGGATGATTCACTGGTACGTGATGAATCACCTCCCAGTGGCTGAGTTCGTACCGATCTACGTCGAGGTCAAGTTCCAAGTACCGATCTTGCATCCTGACGGTACGCCGCTCATGTGCAAGTGCGACAAGTGCTGGGCTAAGGTCTGTGCTAGTCGAGATATCACGATGCCTGAAGACCCTGAGCGCAGACACTACTTGAGGTACGAAGCTGACTGGATAGGCTTGCCCGTAGTCTACGAAGGCCGCATTGATGTGATTGTAAGGGATAACAGAGGCGACTTCTGGATTGTTGATTGGAAGACAACTATCAGGCTGATGGGTGAGGACGCAGATGTCATCCTCGAGCTCGACGACCAAGTCGCAGGCTACGTTTGGGCACTACGCAAAGCACTAGGCCTTAACATCCGAGGCTTCAGGTACATAGAACTAAAGAAGGGCTTTCCGCAACCTGCAACCGAGCTGAAGGTCGTTAGACTCGGAAGATCGTTCAGCATCAGTCAGAACCAGGACACCGATGCAGCAACTTTCCGTGCGACAGTGATGCAGCGTGACAGAGCTGCGTACGACGAAGGTCTTTACAACGAGTACATCTCTTGGCTTGAGACTGAGGGTCCAAAGTTCATTCAGGACCACAGGGTCTACAAGCGCCCGATACAGCTCGAAAGCTTCGAACGCCACCTCTACGAGCAGGCTTGCGAGATGCTAAATCCGAACCTTGCACTATACCCGTCGCCAGGACGCTTCTCCTGCGGCTTCTGTGCCTACAGAGAACCTTGTATGGATATGGATCAGGGTGGCGACTACCAATACGCACTTGACACACTGTACGAAGTCAAACCGAGGTACTACGCACTACGCGAAGCAACAACCGATCACAAAGGCATAGGGTAATGGGAGACGCAGCAGACAGGGCGCAAGAAGCAGTAGACACAGCAGGTCCAGACGACTTCGAGTTCGAGAAGGAAGAGACGTCGGAAGACATACTCCCTGACGACGAGCGAGCAGCCGCAGTGGAGGAGGAGAAGGAGCAGGTCATAGCTGCACTGGCGAGCCCTAGGTTCTTCGCAGGTATTCCGATTGCTCCTCCGACAAAGTCCGAGCTCGATATCGTCAACACCATGATCTACGGCCTGCCAGGTTCAGGCAAGACGCACCTCGCAGGTCAGGGAGCTAGCTCTAAGCATCTCGGGCCGATGCTGTACATCAACGCCGAGGCTGGAACGTCGACTCTGAGAAAGCTCCAGCTCAACAAGAACATTCAGATCATTCCCGATCCGCAGCAGCAAGGTGCGGTCACCTGGGAACAGTTCGAAGCCATCTACGACGAGCTCGATCGTCAGTGTTACAACTCGGCCGACCTACCCGACTTCCGAACGGTCACGATCGACACCGGAACCGAGCTGCAGAAGATCAACATGGACTGGGTCATGGGACGCACACTCGCTGCCCATCCAGACCGAGATCCTGACGTGCCAGGTCTCCACGACTGGGGCGCGTCAACCAACCGCATGAGGAAGACGCTAAGGCAGTTCCGAGACCTGCCTATCAACTTCATCTTTCTCTGCCACGAGACTACCGAGCGGGACAACAAGGGCGTTATGTGGAAGCGTCCCGACCTACCCGGTAAGCTGGCGAATCAGGTAGCGGGCCTGTTCGATCAGGTAATGTACCTATACACGAAGGAGGGAGCATCAGGAGACGAGACCAAGCCTACCGAGGTTAGTCGGATGCTACTGACGGGCGCGCTAGAGGGATACGTGACCAAAGACAGGTCGGGCAACCTGCCTCTCGTCGTAGTTCAGCCGAACATGCACGACATCTTCGAACTCATCCACAAGTAGTCGAAAGGTACAAGGTACAAGTCACATGTCTATCAAAGTGAATACTGTATCAGAACGAGAATCCAAGTCTGGTGACGGCAGCGGCTATCTGCCCTCAGGTAGCTACCACGTCGTCATCACCGACGTCGAGTTCGCCGAGTCGCAGTCAGAGGCGAACCCCGACAAGCCGCTCCTCAAGTTCACCGCGGACGTTCAGGACGGTCCCTACGCCGACAGGCAGATCAAGTGGACAGCGTGCTGCTGGGAAGGCGCGCTCTACACGATCATCAACCTGCTCAAGGCGCTCGACATGTATAACGACGCGACAGCCAAGGGCGGCCTCGAAATCCCTGACGCTCCCGAGGCGTACATCGGACAGCACGTCATGGCTCGCCGAGGCGTGAACAAGAACGCTAAGAAGGCCAATCCCGAGGACGACCCGATGTCCTGGATCGAAGTGCGTGGCTTCGCGCCCTACCAGGAGGGCATGAAGTCAGGCTCTCCTGCTCCAGGTGCCAAGGCCGGTGCTGTACGCGGCAACGCGAGCATTCTCCCTTAACTACTAGCCGGAAGGCGAAGTCGAGTCGCAGCGAAAGGGCCGGCATACTCCGTTTACCAGCAGAGAGCGACTGGACGGGCCGGAGCTTCGCCTTCCTTTGGAGTTAGCGTGGCAGGACTAGTCGACTTCTTTGAAACTGCATATGGAGATACGACAGGTTTTATCTGCATCGCTACCCGTAGGCCTGAGGGCAAGTTCGCAGAACAATTCTTCTCGTACCCTGACGAGGCACAGCGAGCCGAAGAAGTCATCCGTTCAAGAGCACTAGTAGAGAATGTGTACTTCTGTCCTCAGCTACTGAAGGAGAGGCGTCGTGTCAAAGTCAACGTCGACCAAGTCGGATGCATCTGGGCCGACCTCGACGAGTGTCACCCCAAATACCTTCGTATCAAACCTTCTATCTGCTACGAGACGAGTCCTGGAAGGTACCAAGCACTCTGGACGCTATCACAACCAGTCGATGCTGAGGATGCTGAGGATGCCGCCCGACGCATTGCTTATCACCATTCCGATCAAGGCAGTGATAGAAGCGGATGGGATCTCACGCAGCTACTCAGGATTCCTGGCACTCGAAACTACAAATATGGACAGGGAGCTGAGGCGCCTAAAGTCAGAGTCTTGGATTGGAACGATGACACTCACCCACTCTCTGACTTCCGAGACCTGTATGATCAAACTCCCGGATACGAATACCTAGACATACCGTTTCCGGAGTTCGTTCCAGAGGATGGAGAGAAGATCCTTGAACGCAACAGGCACAGGATCAACGGGGCCGCATTCACGCTCTTCCACAGGGAGCCTGAGACCGACCGTAGCTCGGCTCTCTTCAGGTTGGAAATGTACTGTTTGGAAGCTGGACTTTCGCTACCGGAAGTATTTCAAGTATGTAGAGACGCGGCATGTAACAAGTTCACCGGTCAGCCTATACGCCTTTGGAAGGACATTTGTAGAGCTCAGTCTCGGCATGCCGAACAGTCGCGGATGGCCACTCTGCCGCCTGGTACTGAGCTGGCGCTCGTCACACGAGCGGAAAGAGAAGCTCTAGCCAGAGAGCCGTCATTCATAGAAAGGTACGTAGATTGGGCGAAGCAAGTAGGAGACGCAGCGATCCAGTATCACGAAGCTGGAGCTTTCACAGCACTGTCGACGCTCCTTGCTGGTTCTGTCAGACTACTCACGCGCTATGGGTCTATACAACCGAACCTCTGGTTTATGATCCTGGCAGATACGACGCTGACGAGAAAGTCGACGGCGATGGACCTAGCGATGGACATAGTCCTGGAAATCGATCCGGACCTCCTGCTAGCGACAGACGGCTCAGTAGAGGGCTTCATGCAGGCTCTATCGACGAGGCCAGGACGCGTGAGTCTCTTTCTACGAGACGAGTTCACTGGCTTTATGGAACAGATGTCCAGAAAGGACTACATGTCAGGAATGAAAGAGTTCCTGACTAAGATGTACGACGGCAGAACCCAGAAGCGCCTCCTGCGTAAGGAAGAGATTGTCATTCGAGACCCACGAGTAATACTCTTCGCAGGTGGCATCAAGACAAAGATGCAGCGCATTGTTGATACGGAAGACATTGAGTCAGGCTTCCTTCCCCGATTCGTATTCATAACAGCCGAATCAGATCCATCTAAGGTTAGACCTCTCGGCCCGCCTGAAGAAGAGAATCTCACTGGACGGGATCGCATACTGACCGAACTCCAACAGATTGCCAAAGCACACGAACGCACTGCACCAACCACGTTCAAAGGCAAAGTTGTCGGCGTTCACACAGTGCCTGTGGATGTCAAGATGACAGAGCGCGCGTGGTCGCGGTACAATGAAGTCGAGCAGACCTTGACACAGCTAGCTGTTGACAGTGGCGAGGACCTTAGAGTGACGATGGTTCCGATGTACGTACGACTAGCTACGTCGATCCTCAAGGCATCTATACTGCTAGCAGCGTCACGGTGTCTCGAAGGCGACGTTGTAGTAGAAGAGCAAGACATTGTTCGTGCAGCTATGTACGGAGACGTTTGGCGACGCTATGCACAAGACATCATCACTAACATCGGCAAGGGACCACTCGAGCACAAGATCGAACTCATACTGCACGCTATTCAACGGCGAGGCAACTTCGCTCGATCTAGACTTATGCAGACCTATCACCTGACGGCTCGAGAGATGGACGATATCGAGAAGACGCTGGTAGGTCGAGGACTCATAGCTAGAGGTGGAGAAGGAAGATCGGTAACGTACAACAGTCTACTGGGAAAGGACGAAACGTGAAAATGACTACGGGTGTTGCGATCGTGAGCGGAGGCCTAGACAGCGTCACGATGCTACACTACCTTGTCAGTACTAACTACCGACCTCACGTCGTATCGTTCGACTACGGGCAACGACACGTCAAGGAACTTCAGTTCGCAGAGATGGCAGCGGAGCGATTCGGCCTACCTTGGTCACTCATCGGACTCAACGACTTCGGCGACGCGATCAGGGACTCCAAGTCCAGCCTCGTCAACGAGAAGGTCAAGGTACCCGAGGGCCACTACGCGCACGAGACGATGAAGCTGACGATCGTTCCAAACAGGAACATGATCATGACGGCTATAGCCGTCGGAGTGTGCATTGCCGAGGACGGCCACTACGTAGCAGCCGCACCTCACAACGGCGACGCAGCTATCTATCCCGACTGCAGACCGTCGTTCTGGAACTTGCTGAGGGACACTATTCGTGTCGCCAACCTCGACGTCATCAGGGACGACTGGAGCTTCGTACTCCCCTTCCTCGACAAGACTAAGGCCGAGATCGCGTTCGAAGCCAAGCGCCTCGATGTGCCTGTGCATCTCACCTGGTCGTGCTACAACGGCCGTAAGCACCACTGCGGACGATGTGGCACATGCGTCGAGCGCCTAGAGGCACTTGCAGAAGCTCACGTTCCCGACCAGACCATCTACGAGGACACCGAGTACTGGAGAACGGCGGTAGCCAGTGTATAGCATCAAGAAGCGCTTCGACTTCAGCGCAGCACACTTCCTTCGAGGTCTACCTCCGACGCATCCGTGTGCTCAGATGCACGGACACAACTACCAAGTCGAGATCGAGATCGATACGATGGATCTCGACGAGATCGGATTCGTTCTCGACTACAGAGCACTCGACGGCTTCAAGGCTATAATCGACGGACGATTCGATCACAAATGCATCAATGACGTCGTCGACTTCAACCCAACGGCCGAGAACATCGCTCGACACATCTGGGACATCGTGCACAAGGGCGTAGATGCAACGCTCAGGGAGAAGCACGACAGCTACGGCCTAATCATATACGTCTCGGAGACTCCGAAGACGTGGGCGTCCTATGATGGAGCAACGTGATGAGACTAGTCGAGCACTATGTGTCGACGCAAGGAGAAGGCCCTCGAGTTGGCATCCTGACGCAGTTCGTACGCTTCGCAGGGTGTAACCTGAAGTGCCCCTCCTGGCCTTGCGACTCGCAGTTCGCGATCGACCCGAAGCTGTATCGAGAAGAGCAGTACTCTCGTCAGCCGTGGGAGCTCGCGCAGGACATCGAGGCGAAGTACAAGGAGACAGGCGCGTCGAACATCTGCTTCACAGGAGGCGAGCCCTTCCTCCAACCTCACAAGGAACTCATCAGCCTCCTGCAACGGCTATTCGACGGGCCTGAGCTTCCATGGACAACGGAGGTCTTTACCAACGGTACGTTCGAAGTACCAGCCGAGGTCTTCTTGATGGGCACGCAGCTCGTCATGGACTGGAAGCTTCCAGGCTCAGGAGAGAAGACCTGGCTCAACGAGCGATCACGCAACTTGGTAGAGATGACCAAGTACGGAGGCGTAGTCAAGTTCACAGTCGCGGATGCCGAGGACTTCGAGGTCGCTATGGACGTCTGGAATACCGTAGTCAAGGACTCAGGTGTTTCGGTCTTCGTCGGTCCGGTCTGGAGCGACACGTGGGGAGCTACCGATATAGTCGAGCTCATCAAGCAGTACAAGGTGCCCTGGCGCCTTAACATCCAAGTCCATCAGTACATTTACGGCGTCAACAAGAGGGGAACATAGTGCTAGAGTTTCACAATCTAAACCACGCAGCCCAGTACATACTCGCAAACGTCGCAGGTATGGACGAAGAAAGCCCTCACACCGAACGTACAGCAGCAAGATTCCTCAAGATGCTGAAGGAGATGACGACACCAGAAGACTTCCACTTCACAACGTTTCCGACGAAGATCCGGAACATGGTCGTCGTCAAGAGGATTCCGATCGTTAGCCTATGCGAGCATCATGTCGTTCCATTCCTCGGGCACGCTGACATCGGATACATTCCACAGGACCATATCGCTGGTCTATCGAAGATAGCCAGGCTAGCGCAGAACCAAGCAAGGGCGCTATGCGTGCAGGAGGAACTGACTGAAGACATAGCAGACCAGCTCGAAAAACGACTCGGGACCGAAGACGTAGCAGTAGTAATGGAGTGTGAGCATCTGTGCATGACAATCAGAGGAGTCCAAGCCCCTGGCACTACCACCTACACGGCGACGATGCGTGGCGTGTTTGGCATCCACGAGCGCACTGCCAAGGACGAGTTCCTGAAGGCGATCGGACAATGAGCGGAAGTATAGGCGAGGCGCTAGAGGCTCTGCTGCGAGAAGCCGACGAGAGCTTCGTACAGAGGTGTCAGGAGCGCCTAGAAGAAGGTCGGAACCTGCATGGAGAGCTGAAGTTCTTCCAGGTAGACACTCTCGAAGAGGCGATACAAGAGGTTCTCGACCTGGCTAACTACGCACGCTTCACCTACATCAAGCTCTACCTGCTCCAGCGGTCTGTATCGCACATGCTGCAGCAGAACCCTTATACGGACAGAGAGGGCTTCATTACTCTCAAGGAAATGTTCGAAGGCAAGGAATGAAAGTCGCACTGATTCCTCCAGCGAGTCTGCTCAACTTGACAGCGGTCCAGCCGCTACACATGGTCATTCCCGAAGGGCTCAAGGTTCGTACGTACGCTGAGTTCTACCGAGACCACTACCGCATTCTCAATGCAAACCTGAACTCAACCGTTATGCTGGACAACGGCGCCTACGAGGAGGCGAGCGGCAAGTCCATGCACAATGACCACCTCGTATGGCTCGTCTACGATCTCAAGGCAGACATCCTCGTTCTGCCCGACGCGATGCGCGATCAGAACGAGACCATCAGGCTCGTCGAGAGCTTCATGCACTACTGGGACATCTACCACGCTCTGATGATTCCCAGACCCGTTCAGTTCATGGGAGTGGTCCAGGGTACGAGCCTGAGTGAGATGAAGGACTGCGTGGCTCGCTACGTAGGCATCGAGGAGAGGTTCGAGATATCGATCATGCTCGGCCTCTCGAAGTGGACGACAGCGGAGATCGAACCAGAGGCACGTATCAAGATGGCCTACTGGATCAACGACCACTGCGCGCACCCGATTCACTTCCTGGGCATGTCGCGGATATGGCCGAAGGAAATCCTCTATGCAGCACAAGCTGTCCCCGACCTCATTACTAGCGTCGACGCGACAGCGCCCTTCACCTACACCATGGCTGGCCTCAAGCTCGGAGTCGACGAGAGCCCAGGAAGACCCAAGAACTACTTCGGCGCCGACGTCGATCACGTCGATGCAGGTCTCCTGAACGCCAACCTACAGACCCTGCGAAACTGGGCAAATGGACAAGACGCGTAAGCACCCAGAAACTGTGTCTGAGCCTCAAGGACCTAAACCGCAGAGGCATCATCCACTAGCAGAATGCGAGCGGTGTGATCTGTATGCGTACAACTCCTACGTCCCATCGGCTGGGCCTCCGAAAGCAACTCTGGCTGTCATGGGCGAGGCTCCGGGTAGGGTTGAGCAGCAAAAAGGAGCGCCTTTTGTGGGGGCCTCAGGTAAGCTCCTCGACAAGATCCTCGAGCACTACGGCATCGAACGTTCATCCACTCTTCTCACAAACGCCTGCCTCTGCCGACCACCCGACAACGCAACCCCTTCCGCGAACGCGATTCATTCTTGTAGGCCCCGTCTCCTTCAGGAGCTACAAGACAGAGGGGTCGAAAAGGTTGTGGCTCTGGGTAACACCGCGACCGGAACGCTCATGGGAACTAAGGGTGGTATCACAAAACTACGCGTCGGACCCCCAAGGCCCGTATCGGAGCTTGGTCTGGAGGTCATACCGACCTTCCACCCCGCCGCATGCCTGAGACCCAAGGGCGACGGCTTCTTCCCCAGCATAGTCAACGACTTCGGCAAACTAATCAGGAGCAACGATGGATGGACTGAACCCGTTTACCTCGTGGCTGACGATCGTAGCACAGCGCTGCGGGCGATCAGCGAACTTCCCGATACAGGCGTCTCAGTTGACATTGAGAGTGATGTTGATAAGGACGCCTCATTCGAGCATAGCTCCAGACATCGTCTTCTCTGTGTGGGTATCGGATACCGTCCAGGAGGCGTTCTTGTGCTGGGCGAAACTGTCGTCAACGATCCTACGGTCCTCCAAAGACTTGGGTCTTACCTTCGAAGCCACAATCGAATCATTGCTCAAAACGGCAAGTTCGATCTTGAGGGACTCTATCACCGCATCGGTGCTGTCAGACTATGGTTTGATACGATGCTCGCATCCTATGTCCTGGATGAACGTAGAGGTATTCACGGTCTCAAGTACAACGCGGTCGAGCTACTCGGGACCCCACGATACGACGACGACATCAAGCGGTACCTGAAGCCAGGATATGGCTATGGCGTCATCCCCCGAGATGTGCTATACAGGTATAACGCTTACGATTGTGCCGCAACTTTCGCACTGTACCAGCTCTTCAGTCAGATGCTTGCACGTAGTCCAGAACTCCGAGCACTACACGACTTCCTAGTTCGCGTATCAAACGAGCTCATATACGTCGAGCTAAATGGCATCGGAATCGATCTCAAGTACAACGACGAGCTGGCTCAGGAGTACCGTGGGCAGCTTGCAGTCCTACGAGGCGACATGCAGATCACCTCAGGCATGAAGGACTACAATCCCAACTCGCCTCTGCAGACAGTTAAGGTCCTGCGGGAGCACTTCGGCATTACCGTACCGAGGAAACGAAACCAGGCAGGCGAGTGGAGACCTTGCACTGACAAAGAGGTCATCGCCAACCTAATTGCCAAGATTAGAGAACCATGGGGAGAGTACTATGACTTTCTCACAGCTCTTCAAGAGCATCGCCTCGACGCTAAGTCTTATGGCACTTACGTCAAGGGAATACGGCGTAGGGTTTATCGCGGTAGGGTGTTTCCAACGTTCCTCCTCCATGGCACTACTACAGGCAGGCCGTCTTGCCGAAACCCAAATCTTCAGAACATCACCCGAGGCTGGAAGCTACGCAAGCAGTTCGCCCCTGTAGACCCAGACAACGTATTCGTCAACGCCGACTACAAACAGATCGAAGCCAGAGTTCTAACCTGGCTTGCCAAAGAGGACTACCTGCGCGACATCTTCAACGATCCCACTCGTGACTTGTTCGACGAGCTAACACCAGTACTGTACGGCGATACTTCACATCTCGACAAGTACCAGATGAAGGAGCTGCGCATTCGTGTCAAGGCTTACTTCTACGGTCTGGGTTACGGCCGCGAGGCAAAAAGCATTGCTGAGGAGCACGGACTGACACTAGCAGAAGCGCAACGAGGTATGCGTGCGTTCTTCAGTGTCATACCTAACATTGTCGAGTTCCGAGAGCAGACACGAAAGGCCGTCCTAGCAGGCGAAGATCTAACCACCGTCTTCGGCAGACATCGCCGCTTCTGGCTCATAACGAACGAGAACAAGCACGAGATACTGAACGAGGCACTAGCCTTCAAGCCTCAGTCGACAGCCTCGGACATTTGTCTGCAGGCTTTCACGTGGGTAAGGCCAGCACTTAAGGGGATTGGCTACGTACGCAACATCGTACACGACAACATCATTGCAGAGTGCCATAAGGACGACGTAGGCAAGGTGTCAGACATTCTGCGATATCATATGGTCAAGTCCGGACAGCTAGTCGTGGGAGACTACGTGAACATAGACGTCGATATCACCGTCGGAACAGATTGGGGCCAGTTGTTATAATGAACGCGTACTTCCTCTGGTTCCATATTGCCAGACTGCGTGAAGCCAACGGCGACGTCGAAGGCGCTGCCCGCGCTAGACGCAACGCACGAATGCTACCCAACAACAAGATGCGTCGCAAATTCCAAGGATACTGCTTCTGTAAGGAGGTGTGCAAGCCATGCCTAGGGGACAAGCAGCAGATGACGGAGCGACTTTCGTCAACCAGAACGGTTACCACCATACCAAGGCCAATGGACGCTTCGTAGCTACTCACATCCTACTCATGGAGGAGAAGCTAGGACGAAAGCTCGTGAAGGGCGAATTCGTACACCTCATTGACACCAGCAGAGAGAAACGTGCGAACCCTACCATCGACAACTTGGAGCTCCGGACTCGGGGAGACCGCAAATCTCCACAGGCCCGACTAGCGCATTTGGAAGCGCAGATAGAAGAGCTGCAGTCGGAAGCCGACGAGCTTAGGAAGAAGATCGCAAGCAACGGTGGCTAAGGGTCTCTGTGCTCGCTGCAAGAGGAATCCAGTCTACGTAACGGCTGGAGGCAACGCTAGCGGCTACTGCTGGGATTGTAGAAAGTGGCACCAGCAGACGCTTCAACGGATCAAGAAAGCGTATCCGTACGAGAAGACGCTGGCAGCGCAGGGCTTCGCATGTGCTCTATGTAGAGAGCCCATCGGCGAGGATGAGACCTTCCACTACGACCATGATCACGAGACGGGTGCCTTCCGAGGCCTGATATGTCACCTATGCAATCTTGGCCTCGGAGGCTTCCGAGACAATCCCAGAATCCTATTCGCAGCAATGATCTACCTGGAAGGACACAACAATGCCAGAAACAGAAGCGCATAAGAAGTACATGCAGAAGTACCACCAGGCGCAGGAGACAGAGCGTAGAGCTGCATCCCTACGCAGAATCATAAGTGACCTATCGGGTCTGGTAGGACCAGATAGACCTAGTGGTATATCCGAAGTCCGAAAGGCCTTCCACTTCGTACGTGGAGGCAACAGACTGGAGGACTATCCGGAAATCGAACAGCTGTCTATGCGCGAAGCCCTACTAGCGATCGACTTCGCTACCGGACACCTTCCGACTCCTGCTGGCTGGACCAAGCGCAACTTCGAACTAGCAACGAAAGGCTGGAGCGTGGACGCGCTAATCAAATGAAAATTCTGCATTCTTAAGATCAAAGGAAACAGATGTTCTCTCGTGTTCTCTTAATGAGAGCCATGCGTGATAGCGTCGCACTAACGTGATTATCTAGCTTTGGCGCCCTTAATGATAGACCGCGAGAGAACTAAGAGAGACCGTTCAAGGAGAAACATGAAGATCATCTCACTCGACCCAGGCGGCACTACCGGTTGGGCAATGCTAGACATCGACATGAGCAGTACTATCAGCAAGGCAAAGGCGTTCCTCCGAGACCACGTCAAACAAGGCCAGCTAGGCGACAGCACGGAGCATCACATGCTCCTGTGGAACTTTCTCATATCACAGGCACCGGACGTCATCATCTGCGAGCGGTTCAAAGCTTATGGCAACGAGTTCGCTAAGCTTATGTCCATTGAGTACATCGGTCTCGTGAAACTATACCGGTCTCTATACAATTGCAAGGTTGTGTGGCACGGCTCAGACAAGAAGGAGTGGGCTAACGATAGGAAGCTGAGTATACTGTTGCTTCTCTGTACTCCGCTCGTCAAGTGGAGACACGCGAACGATGCACTGAGACACCTTGTCTACTTCCTCGTCTTCGAGACACCACGCGAGCTTGAGCCGTTGCACGTATTCATTATGCTTAAGCTGAGAGCACTCCAGTTGGCAGAGACCTAGCCGGGCCTCGAGGGAATACGACGCAGCTGCGGGACGGCGCCGGAGGCCCGGCTAGGGGTTTGAGCTTAGCCGTCAGTGGGGCGTCATCTCCGGAGGCGGAGGATGTGCCTTCGCCGTATGCACCTCCTGCGCTTCCATCGGTATGTAGGCCTCACAGACCTCGCACGGGCGAAGGTGAACTGCGTCGGTCGTAGGGCCCTCGGTCGTGTCAGGTACCCATGCCAGTACCGGAACGTAAGACACCTTTCTCCTCCTTACTTGGCAGGCCAGTTCTTGCTAGCCCATTGCCATGTGTTCGAGCCCGGCTGCTGCTCGTAGATGCAGATAATACCACCGGTGTTGGTGTACGTGATGGTCTTCTTCCCACCTTCGTTGATGGCGAGACCGACTCCGCTCTTGGCCTTCGAGTTGGGGTCTACTGTCCCACCGTTGCAGCAGACGCGACCGACCTGGTCGATGTAGGCTATGATCTGCCTACCATCGCGCGGATCGTATGCGATGGCTGATGACATAAGGTCATCTCCTTCCTCTGGCGCGGTACTAACGCCACCGCGTGCCTTGTCGATGACGACGTCCATGGGGAAGCCTGAGCCGCAGTCGTGATGACCTGAACCCCAAGATCCGAAGTTGACGTGCTGACAGATCCCTCGTGCGTTCGGATCTTGGGCTTGCGAGTTGCTAAGAACGGTCCAGGGGATCTTGTACTTGTCGACTATGTACCGGAGCCACTCGGCAGCGTTGTCGACGAGAATCGGCTTGCTGAGCCAGGTACTGCGTGACCATGCAGCGTAGGCGCACAGCTCGATGGACAGGCAGTACGGATTCGCGTTGCCCTGAGTCCAAGCCTTGTAGTTCTCGTACACGTAGGCACCGAACAGGCCGCGCGAGTACTGATCGGCACCGTGGTGACTAGAACAGCCTGCCGACGGGTTGGCGAACCAGTTGCCCAGAGCCTCGATTGTCATTGCGCCCTCGGTCGTATGGAATACGGCCTTGTTGTACGGTCCGCGACTAGTCGAGTAGTGCGGCGAGGGCATCCACTTTTCACGAATTTCCACGCGGATGCTCCTCCCTGTACTTCCTCAGTGCGTCACGGATCGGACGAGGCACCCTCTTCCTCTCAGCCTCGCCGTAGCCCCAGGGCTCTGCTTGCTGATCCTCCGGCGGCGGGTCAGAATCTGGCGATACCTCTTCTAGCTCTACCTCTCCGTCATCTACCTCCTGACTGGTGAACTCCTCACCAAATCGGACAAGCCTTCTGCGCACAGCATCTCGTACAGGCTTGTCGCTACTCATTGAGCCACCTCCGTTCTTCATCTTGCTACGAATGCTTCGTACTAGCTCTTCTAGCGTCTCTCCCATCTCTCGGACTCTTCTTTGATTGATTATGGCCATTGCGGTATTAAACAGAGCTGCTATGATTGCTGCAATGACCGCCCAGAAGTCGAGCATGGCCCAGTGCAACGCTTCGACCAGGGGCCCCGCCGCCTCCATAGCTCCTCTGTTATGCCAATATCAGTCCTGACGAATCGAGTGGATATCTGCCCGCAATGCATACGAGCGTCTGCGCCAACGACGTAGGTAGGAAGTTGAGAACTAGTTGACCACTGACATTTATAGTGCACGTAGGAGTAGCAGAGCCGTCTGCTGGTCCCGACACAAGCCACCTATGTCCCGCGTTGGATCCTGGTCTGTAGGCTGCAGGCAAAGTCGCGAAGACTACGCTGTTGTAGTTGCCAGTAGTAGGAGGTGTCTTGATGTAGCCTGCAATCTCAACACCTCCGTCTCCAGTCAGCCTGTACTGTGGCGGGTACTCGCCTGCATTGGTTCCGACAAACGCGTTCGACAGTGGTCGCATATCTTGCCAAACGCCAGGACCAGGAGACGACGTTTGCGTAATGATTCCCGTCACATACGTCGCAGCAGAGTCAGCCGTAGGCGAACCGACAACAGGGTAAGCAGAAGCCGTACCAGTAGGAGCTGTAAGCGCAGTAGAGATCTGCGTCCAAGTGTTAGGTGTGACTGTGACACTAGTGTTAGTAGGACCTACCAAGGGGCTGTTTGAAGCGTCTAGCCAATTGAATCCGATCTGAACCACTGATGCTGTCGAATTGACGTAAGCTATTGCTTGGTACTGCTGCAAAGGTGTCGCCAGAAAAGGTGTCAGCGACAGTCCCAGATAGCCTGCAGCGGATCCGTTGTTCACGTACAAACCGGTGTAAGGGTACGGAGGACTCGGTGCATCGCTAGCGACTACGAATGTACCATTAGTAGCTGCCCAGCCAGTGACGTCGCCTCCCCAGAAGTACCCGTTCGTACTCAGCGAGGCCTGAACCTGATTCAGACTCTTGCGAACGAGACCAGGCTGTAGCACCTGTAGCTTGCTAACGGACGACTGCAGGTTCTTCACAGACCGTACAAGGTCGAAGGTGTTTGCTTGCTGGTATCTAGGCATCAGCTGCCACCAGTTCCTGTTGCCTCGTCGAACACAAGTGCTATCTGCTCAGTACCTTGACCCGTATCAGGAGGTGTTATTGTCCAGCCGATAGCACGCACAGCGAACGACGAGCCGCTTGGCCAACGTGAATCGACTATGTTCACGACAACGTAGTCGCCCATACCGTACGATCCGAACTGAGGAAAGGCATCGCCTTCCAGATCGACGTGATGAGTAACGAGAGGTGAAGGAAGCGCCTTCAGATCCGAAGCTGCGTGTGCATCGATCGTAGACTGAACAGTCACACCGTTGTAGCTATTCACACCTTCCCAAATCGGGTAGCCTGAAGCAAGCGCATTAGCGTCACCCGCCGAGCCTACAATGGCAGCTGCTCCATCTCCGTCGCCTACGGCCCACCATTGATTGCTACCTGCAGCAGCATTCTCCGTGTAGACGTAATCGACTACAGAACCAGGGTAGTCGACGGCCAAGTCCGTTATACCAATAGGATTGCCAATAGGTTTCTGTACGACCAGCTGCTTCTGAGGATTGCCATAGCCGTCTTCGAACCAGCCGATCGTATAGTCAGGACCACCACTCTGAGTTACAATGCTCTGAATCAAATCGTCATACGACGTAGAGAGATCGTAACCGTTAATAGTAAGTTGAACAGTCGCATCAGCTGCAGGAAGGTTAGCAGGCATTACTCCGATATTGCCACCTCTGACACTTTGCAGCTGTCTCCAGAGGTAGTCAATTTGCGCACACTGACCCTGACTCATCACCTGAGTCGTCTTGCCCAAAACGTAACGAGGAAAACGCTTCGCAGCATAGCACTCGAACGTCTGACCTGTCAGTGACAACGCCAGACCATTCGACTGATACTCCCGAGACAGAATGATCCCGCCCCAGACGATAGTATTCTCGCGGTAGGCCCAGAACGCGGTCCTACCAGGTGCAGTCCTCGCTAGCATATCGTCGTTGGGGACTCTAGGATCGTCCAAATTCGCACCGCACGACATATTTCCAGCTCTGTTCAGCTGACAGTCCATAGACACAGAACCAACAGGCAGCTCGCCGAGGATGGCGTTAGTTACCAAGTCGGTTGTCAAGTACGTGTACTGAGCTACCATTTACAAGTCCAAAGGAACATCGACTTCCCAAGACACCTCGCTAGCTGCGTTACCAACGAACCCCCAGCACTTCAGACTGCCCGTCGCATCGAGCGTCATACGAGGTACGCCCTGGCCAGATCCTACGCCATCGGCGGAGACGGGAAACTCATGAGTAGAGATAGGCCTGTAACCTGAGGGGAAGTTAGTCGATACGACAGTACCACCTGCCAGAGTACCTGGCGTAAGCTTGGCAGCACTGATCTTGATCGACCGACCGTCATCAGCCCACCTGTACTGCGCCCAACCTCCGGAGCCGACCGCCCACGAGTTCGACAGCGGATTGAAGGCATGCCAGGTATCGTTGGAAGTCGAGCGCGTCGTATCTACTAGGTACTGATAGGCACCGTTGAGAATGACTCCGAGCGAGTGCGTGTCAGCCTCGTACCACATCGTACCGTTCGGGCAGGATAGCGACGGCCTGGCACTTGAGCTCGTAGGCCAAACACCATTCAGGTCTCGGAACACACGAGCATCAACTACAGTGCCGCCAGCATTGGTAACGGTCATGTTCGGTGTAACACGAATGATTGCCAACGGAACCGAGTTCGCAGGAAGAGCAGGCAAGGCACCTGGCGAAGATGAAGAGAACGTGCCTGTAACAGCAACGACGTTCCAGTTCGCCGTTGCATCTCCAGGATCAGTCATCTGCGCAACGATGTAGTCTGATCTGTACTGAGTAGAAGACGCAGCCGCTATAGCTACGTTGAAAGTCGCCGTGTTATAACCAGCATACACGCCGTTCCAGGCAGTCGTACCAGGCATAAACACTAGGCCCGTACCGATCTGCACGTTCATCGAAGCGAGGCCAGTAATAGCCATTGCCTGACCCATATAAGGGTCAACGCCGCCAGCAGGACTAGTACCACCAGCAGCGTACGGAGCACCACCTACACCTGCCAGTGCTACTCGAAACAGCTGCGCCGGATGATCAGCGCGCCCCTGGCACGCCCAAGGAGGGTTAACTGCTGCCATGTTACTGCCTCAGTAGTAGGTATTGTAGAGCTGGACCGTAGCCGATCCTGTTCCCGAATCTGCGGTGAAGAAGATAGTATCGGATACGCCAGCAGGGATCGAGAACCAACGCAAGCCTGCCAACGTATTTCTCCGACTTACAGTACCGTTCAAAATAACTGACTTCAGCTTGCAATCGACCACCATAATGTCTCCTGCAGCAAGCGTTATAGCAAACGCCATCGTCCAACCGTTGTAGCTGTCAGTCAGCACAGGATTAGTAATCGGTCCTGCAATCGTGATCTGTGGATACGCGACGTGAGTGCCTGCGTTGGTAACAGTAGCACCGTTGAGCGCGATCGCGCCTCCGAAGCCGACGTTGAAGGCCATATTGAAGCCTGTGCCAACTGCTGCAATTGTAGCTGACTGCACCTGACTTATTGAGGGTGGATAATCGTAGATGTAAGGATCTCCTGCCAGTATCGTAAGCTGAATAGGAGTATAACCTACTCGACGACTTTGATCGACGTCGTAGACTACGCCTCCACCCTGACCGTTGATGAACTTTAGCGTCTGGCCTGGTAGCTGGAAATAGAACGGCCTAATAGTATCAAGGGAGTACTCTTGCCGTAGCGTGTTGAGCAACGTATCGGGATCGGAAGGGTCAGTATATACCATACCTTGCATAATGATTGCACGTGAGGACTGATACTTCGTATGAATGTATGTGCCGTCTTGCCCTTGACGCTCGTTAACCGTCGACCTGATTGGCGCAGTATCGAGGCCTGCCACTTGCGTAATGTCAACGAACGGAAGGGCTTGACCATCAGGATTCAAAACCGTACCTGTATCTCCAAATGCGAACGCGTAGGTACTCATCGGCGGAGGCATAAGCTCGACCTCCTAGCAAGCTCCCAGCCCAGCTGCGCTGCGTGCAGACGCGGATTGATCTCCTGTGTATTGACCGTAATGTTCTGGTAGGTAACGCCTCCTGCACCGTGAGGCATGACCCTCTCGCCACCTCGGAAATATATCATCTCAGGCCCGCGCTCACCGACCATAGCCCAACCTGAAGCCGCGTAGCTAGTCCCTGACTGATAGCCCTTCGGGAGCTTGCCCTTAGGCACTTGGAACCACTTAGCCGCTTCCTTGCCCAAAGTTGCACCTAGGTTCTTCATGATCTTGGTGAGTGCTGCCTCTTGGCTCTTAAAGCCATCAACAGCTGCCTGTCCGTACACGGCAGCTGCAGCAGCCCGACCCGTAGCAGCAGTTACAGCTCCGATCTGAGCAACGGCGGTATTCAATTCCTGTCGATACACAAGCGGACCTTGTAGCAGCGCCTGTGCAAAGTTGTAACCGTCGTCCGGACCCATAGCTACGATCTGCTGGATTATAGCAGCGCTCACGCCTGCCTTCTTGAGCTGACCCAGAACGGCTGCGAACCTCTTGAGCTGTGCCAGCTTGGATTGTACACCTGCGTAGATCGTTGCCGACTGTCCTGCAACAGGAGTACCAGCAGTTGGTATGAAGTTCGACAGTGCAGCGTAGCCTGACAGGTTGCTTGTTACCGAAGCCGCATACGCCGACGCTGCCTTAGCTGTAGCCTGCAACGCAGCCAGCTTCTTGTCGGCGTTCTCCATAGCTGTCGTCTGCCGCTCGACCAACGCCTCGCGTGCACGCAGCGCTCCACCCGTATAGTACTTAGCAATGTCCTTCAGATACTGCGTCTGCAACGATTGCATCTTGGACAGCGAGAGCGGACCAGACTGTACGTAGGAAGCAAACAGTGACAGTCCGACATTAATCTCAGCCCGTGGAATCTTAGTTGGCTTAGGAGGCTTTGGAGGTGTACCAGCTTCTAGCTTCGCAATACGAGCACGCAGCAGGTTGATATCTGCATAGTATAGGTTGCGCTGAGCTGCTGTCTTCGCCTTAGCTGCCAGCCTCTCGTAGTTGACAATCTCAGCCAGGTACTTGGCAATCTCAGCCGACCTTACACCTGCACCAGTAGCGTAGCCGCCGTGCGGTACGACAACCTCTCCGCCTAGGAAGTTGACAAGCTCAGGACCATACTCTCCAACCCAAGCCCAACCTCGTCGAGCGCCCGAAGTGCCACCGGCGTAGCCGTGGCCAGAGCCTATACCCATTCCTCCGCTCATCAATGTCGGACCGTACCTATGCATTGCGTAGTTCAAAGCTGCTGCAATGTTAGCTAGCGGATCGAGAATGTTCAACGACGTGCCTGGAACGTGATACGCAGCGAAGGTCGAGCCAATAACCTGCATCAAGCCACGCGATGGATCGCCTGCTGCAGCGTTAGAGTCCCATAGGTTGATTGCACCTGGATTGCCTCCGGACTCCGTTTGCATCTGATACAAGACGTTATTGGCCAGAGATAGAGGCAGTCCCAACATAGCGAGGGCCTTCAGCACGTCAGGCTTCCACTGCTGCACACCAGCTCCGGCCTTGTACTTGACGTTGCTCCCGGCCCCCGAAATCTTATTCCACACGCTTTTCACGGCATCTTTAGCCATTGCTATGGGTAGGGTAGCAATCATGGCGGCGAGATTGCCTGCAACTCCCTTTGCACCCGGGAACGCACTAATGAGAGCATTGACGAACGCTGTTTGGTTACCTGTCATAGCAGCTAGTGCCATCTTGCCTGCTGCTCCGCCTAGGTGGAAGATATCGGAGCCTACACTAGTAATAGCGTGTCCTATGTTATGAAGTACGCCACCACCAGGAATCGTTGGGCCTCTAGTAGGATTAGAGCTGATGCCTGTCTTCATAAAGGCTACGCCGCCACCTTGGAACCCTGGTACGCCCATAGCTCTGAAGATGCTTGCGTACTGTCTGGTCCTATGCTTATCAATAACTGTTTCGCCAGCCTCTAGCAGCGCAGGAATCCTGTCGCCGCCTCCGTAGCCCTTTAGCCTTCCTCCACCTGCTAGAGTCTTGACTGCAGGAAGGTTAAGGTGACCAAGGCCGATCGCACCCATGACGGTATTCCATAGCGCCCGAATGCCGTTGTCGTAAACAGTACCGATGAGGAAGTTAACCGGAATCTTGAAGACGTTCTCCAAACCATTCCAGATCTGTCCAAGTCCACTGACGAACGACGAAGCGCCAGACTTGATTGCGTTCCAGACAGTGCCTAGGAAGCCCTTGATGTTGTTCCAGACCTGCTGTGTCGACGTGTAGATAGCATGCCAGGCGTTGAAGAAGCCGGAGGTTAGCGCGTTCCAAATTGGTACAGCAGCGCTCCTCATCGCGTTCCATACCGCGATGACAAAGTTCTTGATCGCGTTCCAGATCTGCTTACCTAGGTTCTGAATGTCAACGAGCGCTGTATGCCAGTGACCAGTCATAACGTCGAGGAAGATACTGAACATGGCAACGATCGTATCCCAAGCAATCTTCATGATTGCCTGAATCGACGCCCAAGCAACCTTCGTGACAGCCGTGATGACTGCCCACCAGACCTTGAAACCAGCTGCTATGATAGCCCAGGCAACGCGGAAGATGCCTACGATAACATCCCAACCAGACTTGAAGATGAGCTGAATCTGACCCCATATGATCTTGATCATAGCTTCGATAGCTGCCAGTGCAGTCTTCATATACCCTGTAATCAGACTCCAAGCAGCTGTGAAGATGTTCGTAATCGCTGACCAGGTATTGCTCCAGACAGCCTGGAGAGCTAGTCCATGAGTCAGCCACCACTTGTCGAAGTTGGTAGAGATCCACTTCATGATCGTGTTGAAGAGATTCTTGATCTTGATCCAAACGCCGTTGATCGTCTTCCAAACGAGCTGCCAGACGTGATCGATCCACTTCCACATAGCAAACCACATATTGTGGAACCATGTAGAGATTGGACCCCAGTGCTTGTAGATGAGGTATGCGGCGATAGCAAGAGCCGCTACAGCAGCAATGACCAAGCCTACAGTAAGAAGGATTGGCGCTAGTGCGATTTCTGTAGCAGCAAGTACTGCCGAGAACACAAGCCAGACACCAACGACGGTCATAACAGCGCCGGCGAGCAATGCCAGAACGGAAATCACACCCAGTACGATAGCAATGATCTTTATCGTGGACTTCGGTAGCGAACCTAGCCATCCGAAGAACTTGCTTAGCGCTCCTGCAACCTTACCCAAGATCGGAAGCAGTTGCTGGCCTAGAACGATCATGAAGGCCTTGAACTGGTTGCTAAGCAGCTGGATCTTCATGGCAGGCGTCTGTGCCATCGTGTCGTAGGCGGCCTTCAATGCTCCCTTCGAGTTGGCCATGTTCTTGACCATCTGATTCAGCTGGCCATAGTTCTTGACAGCAATGTCGAAGAAGCGCATGGCTTGAATAGAGCCGCCCGTGCCCTTGAACATTGCTGTCAGAACATCGTTCAGCTGCGTAGGGTTCAAGTTCTTCAACGAGGTGCCAAGCTTGGTCATGATTTCGTTAACGGGCAGTAGCTTGCCCGAAGAGTCAGTGACCTGAATCATGCTCTTAGCAGTGAATCCCAGCTTGGCGGCGACTGCTGGTCCTAGAGCCTCCTGAACCGTCTTACCGATATCCTGAATCTTAGCACGTGACTTACCTACAGCATCGAGAGCACGACCGATCGACGCAGAAGCGTTAGCAGCTGACAAACCGTTCCTGGTTATGAACGCCATCAGCGCAGCAGTCTGACTAAACGACTGATTAGCACGAACAGCAGGACCTGTTACACGGCCGATAGAGTTGGCAAAGTCCGCGTAGGTGCCGACGCCAAACTTGACAAGGTTGAACATGATGTCTTGGACCTTAGTGACATCAGTCACCTTCATCCGATACGCGTTCATGATACCAATAGTCGCGCGCTCAGCTGTGGAGAGGTCTACCTGACCAGCGACAGCCTCCTTCGAGAAGTTGGTCAGCAGAAACTTGGCTTGTGTCAGATTGACATCCATCGACGAGAAGATGTCATACAGACCTGCCTGGATCTGATCAAGCGGAACTGCAATGTTACGAGCAACGTCAAGACCAGCTTGCGACAGCTGGTCTAGCGAAACCTTCAAACCGTAAGTCTGAGTCTTAGTCAAGGCCACTTGTCTGCCATAGTCAACAGCAGCAGAGGTAGCCTTGCCCAGGAATAGCAGTCCCGCAGCACCTACAGCGCCAACAGCAGTGCCGACAGCCATCAGCGCCGAGCCTGTCTGTATCTGTCGCTGAGCAGCCTTCTTGGCTGCATTATCCAAGTTGGTAAAGTCGCCAACTAGTCCACGCAGCACTCCCGAGCTAACGTTCTGTGCACGAATAACGAGGAGAATTTCACGCACGCCTAGCGGCATTACCTCCTCCTTCTACCTGACAGTTCCCGCTTGTGCTGCTCTTCAGCCTCCCTTGCCTGCGTCTCCATGATGACCATGTCCATTCCCTCTACGAGGAAACAGTCCTGATCGAGCCAACCTCCTGCCTGTGGCAAGCAATGAAGCTCTCTGCAGGCATTGGTTATCGCTACGAGCTGTTCCGCGACTTCGGTCTCCGCTGTACGTTGCCATCCGGCGACGGGTCGATTACCTCCGACGACAATACGGCGGATTTCACTACGGAGTTTGGGAGGTCGGTGTCCCAGTCGTGCATCGTATCGATCAGACTCGAAATCTCCTCGCCGATGCGCCCGTCGAGAAGCTGACAGTCAATCGCACTATGAAAATTGAGCGTGCGTCCCGACTCGTCCTCAAGGTTGTGCTCGACAACACAGGTCTGGAGCTCGAAGGCTGCTACCTGCGTCTGAGTCGGCGTCACACTCATCGACGCCGTCTTCCCCTTGTTGTCGGCTTGCATTGACATCTGCATCGCGATGTCCTGGCGGTGGAGCCGCTCGCCATAGGACATACGACGAAGCTTGATCCAACCTCCAGGACATGAGCGAAGGTCGAAGGTCTGTGGCTCAGCTGATACGGTCGCGCGTGGCATAGATCCTCCCTCTGGATCGGAGCCGTTACGGAGTGATGACTTCCTGCGTCTTGTAGACGATGTCGTACTCGTTACCCGTTGGATCGAGAACGGTCTGGTAGGTGATCGAAGCCCGAATCAGATCACCAACACCCGAAAGCGGAACCTGATAGACGTCCATGATCCCGTTGAATAGGTCGAACTGGATACCGTTGTTCGCACCGCTGGTAACGATGATCGTAATCTTCTGACCCGTCACCGCCTTGAAGGCTAGGTAGTCAGAGTTGGAAAGGAAGTCACGAGTCGTCGTCATCTGACACGTGCGCTCGCCGAACGACGCGAACTGTGCACCGCGCGCGTTCTTGAGACGGAACTGCTCCGCACCCGCATCGTCGATGTCGAACGAGAACGTGTCCATATCGAACACCTGCGTCGGCGTTGGGATCTGGACTGTCCACGAACCCGGACCGTAGGGTACCGAGGTCGGCCAGACAGGCGTCAGAGCGGGAGAAGGCGAAGCGTCAGACAGGCCGAAGATATCGAACGAGGCCTCGAGAAGGTTGTTGTTGACCGTAAAGGTCGACTTCCCGACGACACATCCGACGTAGCCGAAGGTGACGCCGTTGCGCACGACGGTGATTGACATCGTCTTGTTCGGAACCGCATTCGAGTTCGGCGTGTAGGTGTAGATGAAGTTAGGTGTCGTACCTGTCTTTACACCTGTCGCCCTAGCACACTCCGTGAAGTACAGACAGCAGTCCTCCGTCGCCTCCATAGTGACTGTTCCCTCGACGCTGAAGTCACCAGGAACGACACCGATCCGTGCTGCCGACTGACGAATCGGCGTACGGTAGATGTTCGTCTCCTTCAGCTCCAGCGACTCGGACAAGATCGGGATGAACTTTGTCGGAGCGGTGTATGTACCTGAAACGGTTTCAAAGGCTACGCCGAGAAGACCGCCCGCACCCATACCATAAGGCATTACTCCTTACCTCCCTTCGAGCTCTCGTTCGACGTCCTCGGCTTGACTACCGTCACGGTAAACCAGGGTGACGAGTCAAGCTCGCTGACCGATGGTCCCAGAACGGACTCTACTTGAAGACCGCCATCAGGAGTATGCGTCTGGTTCTGTGTCGCGTTGAGAGCCTGGTACATCAGGTCTTGCTCGTCGGATACCTCTATCGTAGAGCCGTTCCTGAACGTGCCTAGCCCATGGACGAAAACGTCCTGGTCTCCCATGTCGGGATGGTTAATGGTTACTGAGTAGGACATCTCACCTCCTATGGGAGTTGCGTCTTACTGACGGACTGAAAAGTCATTCGGTTACCCATCATCAAGCCACCCATTCTATTAATCATTCCCGGCTCGTTCTGAGTACATAGTGTCCAGATGACAAGACCGCCCAATGTCATGTCTGCTTGCACAACTGGCTCTATAGCATCAGCAAGAGTCTGTGCAGCGTGCAAGTTCTGCTGCACATCTTGGACCTTGCCGAAGTACACGAAGACATAGGTCTCGAACGTATTCATCGTTCGAAGCGAGGCACCCTGAAACTCACGAGTCTTATTACCGGGCGATACGCAAACAGCAGGAGTTTGGGGCAGCTGGGTCTGATCTCCGTAATACACTTGCTGAACACCCAACGCTACCATCTGAGTCCTAATAGCATTCATGATAGCAGTAGCAACCGTCTCTGCACTGGCTGTCAGAGGCATCAGGAACCACTCCAGTGCTTAATACCAATCCCGAGCTCTATGCGCTCAGCAATCCAAAGATCAAAGACCTTGGCAATGTCGTCGAGGTCCTGAGGGTCTTGCAGCACTGCAAACGGCCTCTGAGGAATATGGACGAAAGCCTTCCCTCCAGATGCCTTTATCTCCTCAGGCGTCGCGAAGCGTCCACCTAGCTGGGCGTACATCGAAGAACCACTTTGACCATAGCCCGCCTGATGCAACGCACCGTACCAGATCTTCTCAGGCAAGTCAAGAATCGCAGCTTGCGTCGTAGTTATAGTCCAAATGCTGAGCTGTTGCATCGTCTTCCACAGGAGCCCGGAACGCATGAGGATGAAATCTGGCCCGTACTTGTTCTTCGGGTCTCTAGCCTTCATTGCGATCGTGTCAGCTGCGTAGGGAGTCCAAGCCTCAGGCCGACCGTGAGCGAGAAAGGTCTTGTTGATCGACGGAGCAATGACTTCTTGGATAGAGCGCTTGAGTGGAACCCGGAATGAACGAATGTCCGTACCTAGCTTGTCGAAGGCCTTGGCGGACATTGCCATAGTAGGCTTGAATGAGAAGTTGAGATCGATCATCTGATCGATTCGGAGACCACTGCCGAACGTCGTAGTGGCCATAAGAACACCTTTCCCATTCCGAACTTCGCAGGGCCTAGGGAATTGTCGTTGCAATCAATGTTAGCACGCCATGCATCCCAAGTCGAACTCACATCGGTCGGATAGAAGATAGGAGCCTCGTTTACGGGACCTGAACCAATCTCCGCAATTAGTATGCTACCACCCAGTATGTCATTGATCAGATTCGTAGCCCAGCCTCGCAAGGTTGCACCGTAACTAACTTGAGCCTCGTTCGTTACTACTTCAGAGAACGCACGGTCGTAGACCCAACCTGCGTACTCCATTGCAATGATCTGCTTGACAATTTGAGGTGTACTAGTGTTGTCTACCCAAGTAGGGGTGTAGGCTCCAAACTGCCCTGTCAACTGGCTGATTACCTCGTTGGATACATCAACCTCTAGCGTCGGATCAATAGAGGAGATGGCGAGCTTAGTAGTCTCTAGCCAGACTTGCACGTCCGACGTAGTAATGTGTGCCACTAAGCTCGCCCCTCTCCCTCTACTTGGTGGGCGGTTGATTGCGCGGCTGCGACCGCGACTGCCCAGCGTGGGCGGTTCCCTCCTTCTTGACTCCCGACGCCTCCTCTTCGGCCTCATGAGACTCGGGGTGCACCTCGTAGTTGCGAGTTTGTTGCTGTCCTTGATACATCTCGAGCTGCTGCTCGAGAGCCCTGATGCGCTGCTCCTTCGGATCCTCCGAAACCTCTTCCGGCTCCGAGGCGGCCGCCAGAACGTTAGGATCGTGCGGTCCTCCTGCACGAACGACGTTGCCATGCAGAACGTGGTAGGCCCACTCCTCGTCGTCGAAGTCGCCCTTGCTAACAGTGTCACCAGGAGCGAGGCCATCGGGACTGCTCTCGGTCGCTAGCAGTCCGTTGGTATACGCTACGTAGCCAGCCATGAGTCCTCCTAACCCACGAAGGAGCCGGATAGAACGTTGGTGAACAGGAAGCCGCATATGGACTTGCCGTTCGTGTCGAGCCCGATCAGCTCGAGGTCGTAACGCTGACGGAACCGAATGACGTCAGAGGCACGACGCTCCTCACGCCACCTGTCGACGATTCCGCCGCCGAGATTGCTCTGACGACCGTTGGCCTCCGAGGACGGGTTGAGCGTTGTCGGTCCAGCGCTATCGATACCCTCACCCGAGAACGCACCCGAGCCGAATCCTAGACCGCCAGCTCCGCCGCCAGGAAAGCCCCACGTGAACTGGTAGGCGAACGCGGGAACCTTGAGACCCGGACGTGGAGGCGCGTATGCCATCAGTACCTCAATGTTCCAGAGGTACGTCAGCGAGAGCGTCTGGCCAGGGTTGTTAGTTGCGTAACCAAAGCCCGGCACGACGACATTGTCCAGCGACAGAAGAGATGCGACCAGGTCGGGCGTCAGAATCGCTCGCTCGACATACTGGATGCGACTGATCAGGTCGGAGTTGTCCTCGAGCGCCGACATGACCTTGTAGGGGATGATCGCTTGGTTCGGCTGGAGGAACGCCAGCTTGTGAACCATTCGCATCGAGGTACGAATGTCCTTGATCGGAGTCGTTGACGCGAGATCCCACTGCGCACCGTAGCCGCCGCTCGCCGTGCCTGACAGCGCCTGTGTCAACGACGCGTTGAAGTTGGCTGCGGTAGCGACCAGGTTGTAGATGCGATACTCCTTTCCCAGAGCGATCCTAGACGCGAGCATCTCCGTCCCGTCGATGTCAGGGCTGAGCGGGCTATCAGCGTTCTCCCGCTCCTCGTCCGTGACTGCGATCTGGAGCGCGTGCTCCTGAGCGTAGTAGGTGCCGATCGAGACGGTCAGACCAGGCACCTCGTTCGCTTCGGTGCCAGGAGCACGCGCGTCATCCAGCGCGGGGTACCAGCCCTCGCGACCTTGGAAGATGTAGTACTTGTTCGACTGCTTCTGGACCGGAACACTAGGGAAGAGGATGTTGCCAACCAGTCCCTCGTTCGGCCATGCAACCGAGATCTGAGTGAGCACAACGTCGATATGAACGTTGCCAGACCCGGTTGGGGCGTAGACTGCCATGAGCTACCTCCTCTCAGTACATCATTCCGGGGACGAGCTCGACATCCAACCAGTCACCCGCAGTCGCAGTCTGACCGATCGAGTTGCCGAGAATGTCCAGGACATACCCGAGGCATGCAGCGGGCTGAACACCTGCCGCAGCCTTAGTCGCGACGGTGACCTGACCGTTGCCGGTGCCTGCCGCCTTGGCCGAGAGCTTGACGACCGAACCAGGAGTCGGAGCAGCGCCCACGCCATCCCAGATAGCCTTGACGTTGCCCTCGAGTGCGATGTTGATCATCGCCTTGCCTGTGTTGGTCTTGACGGCGTCGAGGTCCTCCATGCAGACACCGAGAGGCAGAACGGCTGCATCAGTCGTCGACACCATGACGGCACACTGCGCCGGAAGCATGGTCGAGCCGCCGAGCTGCTTCACGACCTGCCACCTGCTGTAAGCGACAGAACCTCCCGTAGCCAGAAAGGCCTTGGCGAGTACATGGTCCATGCCAGGCATCGGCTAGTCCTCCTTCCCAGCGTACGAGTCCTGTCGGTACTGCAGGTACAGCTCGGGGTTGGTCCGAACGACCTGAGCGATGGCGTCGGTAGTCGACAGCTGCTTGCCTGTCGTCTGCAGATGCTGCGCTCGAGCTGTTGACACGAGCTCGGACAGTTGCTGCGCTGCGGTCTTCTCTTGACCATTGCGTGTCCGGCCACGCTCTCCGAGCTCGACGTAGCCGGTACGGCCGAACGCCTCGATGGCGTCGACGAACTTCCTCGACATCTCGGCAGGATCCGAAAGCGCGCTACCCTCGGCGACCGCGTCGATCACGGCTGGCGGAAGAACGTACTTGCGCCCGTTCGAGACAGTCTCGAGACGCTCCAGGCGCTGCTTGGTCTCGGCGAACGTCTGTGCTCGCTGCGTGTCGGCGAGCTGCTTCTGAATACCCACGAGAAGCGGATTCTCGGCGAGCGCCTTAGCGATCGCCTCGTCGAGGCTGGCTCCCGTGAGAACGGGCTCGGATGGATGCGACGGAGGAGGCGCAGGAGGCTCAGGAGGCGGAGGAGGTGCCGACGGACCAGCCGTAAGCTCCGCGATCTTCGCCTTGACTGCCTCGTCCGTGGCGTCCTTCTCGAGACCCAGCAGCTCTCTGATCTGCTCAGGTCCCATCTGACCTCCTTCATCTGCCTTCTTGGTTGAGGTGATCTCTGACAGGTTGATGGGAAGCAAGTCCTTCAAGAACGGACGGTTCGTGAGAGCGCCACCGAACAGAACGTCTTGGTGCTCTACGCCAGCGCTATCCTTCCACGCATCGTCGAACTCGGGACTGAAGTACCTGTACTCCCCTGCACGGATTGCTTCGGAGGCTCGATCTGTCCAGTCGATCTGCAAATACAGACCGTCAGGACGAACGTCAGCGGCTCTAACCCAGCCTGCAGCCTTGCCGTCCTGAGCCTTGTGATCGTAGTCGATGTCGAGGTCCTGGCCACGAACCTTGGCCTGAACGCCCTGAGCGAAGCGGCGAATACGCTCCGGTGTGAAATTCATCTTGCCATACACCGGATGCTCATACTCACCGATAGGCAGCGCCTGAATCCACGAGGTGTCGCCGAGCTGCCGACCTTGCAAGTCGATCCAGTAGCCATAGCGACTCACTTACTTCCCCCCTTTCCAGAGGGCTTCTTGATGAACTTGCCTCCCGCAGTCTTGGTCGTACCCTTTCGAGCGACCTTCGCGAGGTTAGGATTACTTGCACGCGCCGACTTCGAAGCCTTCTGGCTAGCGGCAGCAACGATCGCTGCTCCCTGCTTAGGCGATACACCTGCAGACTTGGCAGCTGAAGCCGCTGCTGCTTTGAACCCCATCCCCTTGCGCGCGCCGCCTGACTTCTTCCCTCCGCCAGTCCTGCCTGCCACGCGCTTACCTCCCGAACCCATAATGCGGTCGACATGAACGTTTCCTGAACCGCTGGGGCTGTACACTGACATTTGCTGCCCTTCCACTATCTCCTATTATATCAGGAAACCTAAGAAGGCCACCCGAGGCTATATTTCCGCTGTATTACAACGGCGTAATCGCCACCTTTCCAAAAATAGCAGTGTTTCGCTTCCCTGCGTTGACAGTATCGAGCCTATACCAGTTGTACACTGTACCACCTGGCTGCAGATGCGAGCTCGCTACTGCAGCGGTCGCAAGTCCACCTGCTGCATTGGTGATAGTGATCTCGCCCGTAGCAGTCGATAGCTTGAGCGTTGACGGATCGGTATCCGCAATACCTGATGCCGTCTTCAGATACATCTCGAGCGTCAGGCCCGTAAGATTGAGAGGACTCCCGCTCGACGTTATGGCTAGAGCCAACGTCTCGTCGTTGAACTCTGCTAGTCCGATATCCACTTCCTGCATTGTCCACTCATCCAATCTACTGTCGTTGGTCGTTCTAATAACCGTACCGCCATAGACGACTGCGTGCGTCGCGTTACCGCCAAGACTATTGTTATTGATAGCAGTACCTGCAAGCGCATTACCATTCGAAGCAGTACCACCAAGGGTATCAATTCGCGCGCAGGCACCTCCTAGCGTATTAGTCTCAGTCTCCGAACCGCCTAGGTGCAGCGGCGTTCTAGTATCAGCGACTCCACCTATAATGACTATCGAGCCCGAGGCGGAGCTACTATTCGAAGCAGTACCAACTATGCCTCGTATGAGAACGAAAGAGCCCGAGGCAGCTGACGCATTGCTAGCAGTACCCGCCAAGCTCACAGCAATAAACGCGCCCGAAGCAGAGCTACTGCTTGCTGCAGTACCAGCCAACGCCATTACGAGAGCAAAGGTACCCGACCCTATACTCGTATTCGCAGCTGTACCTGCTATAGTACGCGTGAACCCTTGCAAGCTACCGCTTGCAGAGCTAACATTCGAAGCAGTACCCGCAATCACCTGCGCACCGAAGGTACCCGTGGCACTGCTACTAGTAGAAGACGTACCAGCCAAAGTCAGGAGTAGCGTTATCGACCCAGATGCAGTACTCGAGTTGGAAGCTGTACCTGCTAGCTGAATAGTCAGAGCTATGGAACCAGAAGCAGCGCTCGTACTAACTGCGGAACCACTCAGCTTGGCAAGCAGCGTTACGGAAGCAGAAGCTGATGAGGTATTGGAGGCCGTACCCGCCAAAGTCAAGAGCTCAGTCAGACTACCGCTCGCTGAGCTAACGTTCGAAGCTGTACCACTGAAGACTGCAAGAAGAGTTATTGACCCTGTGGCCGTACTTGAGCTCGAAGACGTTCCTGCCAAAGCCACAAGCAGAGTCAGAGAACCGCTAGCACTGCTGACGTTCGAGGCAGTACCCGCCATAGGGGTCGCGAAGATACCTGTAGCTGACGAGACGTTGCTAGCAGTACCAGCAAGAGCAAGGATCTCGACAAACGAGCCAGAAGCCGAGCTTGTATTAGAAGCAGTCCCGAAAGCTACAACGAGCAGCGTTATCAGTGCTGAGGCAGAACTAGTATTGGAGGCAGTACCTCTAAAGACCGCAAGAAGAGTAATCGCACCGGAAGCTGAAGAAGAGGAAACAGCTGTACCGCTGAATACTGCAAGAAGAGTAATCGTACCCGAAGCTGAGCTAGCAGTAACCGATGTTCCTGCTATAGCTCCTGCTGGCTGAACAATTGCGGCCTTGCCCGGCACCATAGCGCCCGGAACAGACGCTCCAGGAACACCACTAAATACGGTAGAGACACCTTGAACAGGAATACTGATGGAGCCGGAAGCACTCGAAGTTACAGTAGCCGAACCTGCTAGAACTAGCAGCAACGTTACGACGCCAAAAGCGGACGAGCTATTAGAAGCTGTTCCAGAGACAGCTCCCTGCATTCCAAATGTCCCAGAAGCACCCGACGTAGCGGTAGCAGATCCTGCCAGAGCCCATGTTGTTCCACCACCTCCTGTAGTTTCTGTAAACAGGAAATGGTAAATGTTGTTCCAGACGGTAGTGCTGCCAGCAGCTACCGTCTCCGCGCCAGGCGTAACCGTTGCAGACGAAGTAGAGGCCTGCCAGGAAGCCGTTACGCCATTAGCGTTCTTGGTGCCTGTACCTCCGACATACCCGCTAACAGATATTGCGGTCCATCCAGACGAAGGTGTCTGTGTGACTCCAGTAGTAGCTCCAGAAGCCGACGCCTTCACCGCGTTGAGGATAACACTTACCTCTCCAGCAGCTGCTCCTGCTGCTGAGTTAGGGGTAAACGAGGTAGCAGCTGTCGTGACTACCTTCAGGGTGGCCTGCGTATCAAAACTAGCAGTAGAGCCGGAATCAGGAGTCAGAGCAAATATCAGGTAGCTTGACCTAGTGCCATTAAACGTCAAAGTCGGGCAAGTATCACCAGAGGCCATAACGTGATAGGCAGCCCAAGTGCAGAATGCTCCTCCTGAGTTCTGATCGCCTGCGGTGTTAGGAACAGTAAACGTGAATGTACCGCCAGATTGCGCAACTGTCGCTACTGACACATCAATAACCTGAATAATGACCAGGACATCACCAGTCTGCGGATTAGCAGTCGTCCAGCCGGTAACTGGAGGCGTAAACGTAGATGCGTTGCTCGCGCCACTGCTAGCGGCAAAGTATCCGCGCAGTGTCCAGGCCATAGCACATCACACCTCAACGGACGCCGATAGCACGACTCAGCTCGTTCCAGTTTGTTCCATCGTAGCAGAACGTATAAATATCTGAGTATCCGGCTGTCGTAGACTTGGCGGCCGATGCACCTCCCGCAAACTTCATATTGGCAGCAGTGTTATAAAGACCACTGGCTGCTACTATCCTGAATATGAACGTGATGACCTGACCGATAGTGGGATTGATAATGGTCAGCGCCCCAGCCGACGTGCCAGAGGTAGACATGAACACCGTACCGTCGTCAGGAACAAGAGAGGCATCTACGTTCTGTGCGGAAGCTGATATCGTGTACTGATTCTGCGACGACACAAATGGCGAGATGGGAAGCGTCTGGTTATTAGGCAGAATGTTGTTGTAGTAGGCTAGGGTATTAGCCTGTGTCGCATGTCCTGCTACTAGGCCTGATATCAAGCCAACGCTGTTAGTTGCGCCCTGCCTAATTATATTGCCGGTGAAGCTAACGTTAGCAGAATGGCCGTTGGAGCTACTAGCGGTAGGAAGAGCGCCAGATGGCGTAACGGATCCGGTATCGGTAAAGGTGACATTGCCTGGAGCAGTGATCTGCGAGATGCCCGCTGGAGTCATGAGAAGCTCGCCCGCTACCGTACGACCATATACGTTGTATCCCTTGGCACCGTAGACGGGAGGCCAGCTAAGGGCAATGCTACCTGTTGTGCCTGATGCGATAGTAGCTGTAACTTCTGTCGATGCTACAGTAGTTGACCCATCATCTAGGTAGGCCGCTACCCGATAACCGTACGCTCCGTGAGCGGCTGTCAGGGTACCGCCGGTGTTCGACGGCGTAGCCACAACACCGGAAGGCGTAATGAGGGATGCGAACGCATTAGTGAAACGAGTGATGTAACCGCCAGAGCCCGCAGGCGAGATGTGATCGAAGATGTTGCCATCTATCTTCAGGCGCTCACAGCGCATGATCTGTATAGCGATCCCGGCCTGGCTAGATACATCCTTGAAAGTGTTACCTACTATCTCGATGTCCATACACTTATAGTTGGAGCCGAGTAGAATTGGATTCTGAGTAATGTCGAAGAAGTTGTTATAGAACTTAACCCCTCGTATACCCTCAAGGTCTGCAACGTATGAGAGTCCTGTATAGTCGGCTTGATTGCCTCTGAATACATTATTGGAGACAATTGCATCTAGACGAGGCGTAACATCAGACGGATAGTTGGGGTCGGATAGCAAGATGCCTATAGTCGAAGACAGACAATTGTAAATGTAGTTGTTCTCGAATATCCAGCCCTTGTGCGCGGTAATGTACCAGTCGGCCGGAGTGTTCAGGTATATGGAGGCGACGGCCTGATTGCCACCGATCATGGTAAATGTATTGTTAGTGATCCTGATCCCACGCAGCCGGATAAACGTATAGTCATTCGGTTCCGAATCGATAGCGCCAGGCATCAGCTCGTTAGCCCAGCCTGTAAAGAAGTTCTTGTCAATAGAGACGTCGGTTCCATCGATGATGGAGATAGCATTACGACACTGATTCGCTACTCCGTCAAAGCGACAGTCCTCTATGCGTATATTCTCATTGTGCCGCTCGATTCCGCCCGCAGTACCAGACCCGAGATAGACGCCGTCAGATCTGGAGTTGTAAAACTTGCAAGAACGCACTGTTACACCGGAAGCCGCATTAAGAGATAGCAGGTTGCTACCGTTCTCCAGAAAGCCTTCTTCAACCTGCGTCCCCTGAAACTGCATGTTCTCGATAATGACACTAGACACGTTGGTAGACGGATCGGATGAACCTCCGCTACCAGTGTTAATGCCCCATAGCTCCCAGCTTCTATTCGCAGGGTCCTCTGCACCGAGGGATCGGATGATAGTGTCCCAGCCGTCTCCAAATATCCGAACGTTAGCCGGAATGTTCATAGCGTTAACGCCGAGATGAGAAGGCTTGGCCAGATACATACTAGCCGGGAAGTATAGTGACGTCGCTGATGGAGTAGCGGCCCATGTGAATGCATTAATGATAGCGGTCGTGTCGTCAGTTCCATACGTCGTAAGCGATCCGGAGCACGTGCGAGTCGCGGAAGCCGCTAGTGTCACTGTAGTAGCGTTAGTGTATCCGCTAATTGTTGTGTTGAGACCAACTGTGTTTGCATTTTCAACGTACACTGCCTTGCCAACATCATTTGCCGTGAACGCTATCGTCGCCGAAGTGACAGTCGCCGAACCTGATGTGGTGACAGCATCAGTGACAGTACGAACACCATCCAGTACCATAGTCATGCCTGAACCAGAAAGAGCGGCACTGACGCTAAGGACTGCTGTTGTCGCATTAGTCACAGAGGCAATACGCCCCGCGAGCCTCATGGATGTCGACGTGGCCTGTGCCACAAGTATATGCTTGCCGACGTCTGCTGCTGTAAACGCCGCTGTAGCAGAAGTGAACGTAGCCGAGCCGTTAGTCATGGCTCCGTCAGTTACCTGCTTACCGTCACCCTTACATCCAAAGTGATACTTCGCATTGTACACACCACCTCGTACGTCCGAGCCGCTCAGGAATGTAGGCCCCACCACCTGCTGGATGGTAAAGCCAGCGCTGTGAGCTACAGGAGTAGTACTCTCAACTCCGCGTGTCACGCTCCATGATGTCGTCCGGTTATCCGTCACAAGAACAGACTCTGATGTCGCCTGCGGATCGGCTATGTGAAATTGCGTATTGGGAAGAGCAGTTGGGTCTGCAGTAGGCCAGCCGGTATTGGAACCGACGACCCAAGTTTCAGTCGTACCGGCAGCAACGGCTGTCTTGGCTATAGCGACAGTCGTCGAAGGATTGAACCCAAATACCTCTAGAGGCATGTCACCCTACCTCCCTACAGTCGGACTGGAAGCCTACAGCTCACCTACGTGATTCAGCAGAATCAGGTCCTTCGGACGCAGCATCGCTACGCTAGATGTACCGCGCTCGACGCATTCAGCACACGCACCACGACCACGAGCAATAATCCAAGCATGACTCGGACAAAGCCAGACGTTACGCGAGTGTCCATTCAGGCAGCAACGCTCCCAGAGAGAAGCAGGTGTCGCACCGCACATTGCAGCGTGAGATCCTATTCCCTTCGCCTCGCAGGGATACATACGCGACTCGTTAGTCGAAGGACCCGAGCCAAACTCGAGCTGGACGACAACCATCAGACCTGAGCAGTGAACGCTGACGCTGCTGCCTGAATCGAGTCGCCAGAGATCGGCGTACGCGGAGTAGTAACGAGGAAGGCGCACATCAGCTTCGCAGTTGTACCAGACCCTGCACCTGTCGCATCTGTACCCATGCCCCAATTGATCGTCGTGCCTGGCGAGGAGGTTGTAGGCCCGAACGTGATCGCAGACGTGTTCGAAATGACCGAGGGACTAGCCACCGAAGGCGTGTTGGGACCGAAGACCTGACGAGCATAACCCGTAGCACCGTACTCAGTAGCAGAGGCCATCGTGGTCCAGGTATTGTCGACCGAACCAGACGTTGCGTTGGTAAGAAGCGCCAAGTAGTAGCTGGAAGTCACAGGCCCTTGCGTCTTCCTGAAAACCTGCGCCAGCGCCTCCTGCTCAGCAGTAGTCATGAGCTGACCAGCGGAGATCGTACTCACTCAGACACCTCCGAGAAGTGCTCGAGGAAGAAGTCGGGCTCGATGGAGGTAATGCGTTCCGTATCTAGGCCATCTATCCAGCCCACACGATACAGATTACGCTCACCGTCGTACTCTAGAAGCTCGACCAGCGTGCCTGAGGACATATCGAGATCCCGCATCGACGTCTCTCCTTCGGCTGCCTCTACATTACCTTGCCCGACTACACCTTGCCACGCCGCAGAACGTCTGCTGAGCGCAAGATCGCCCCTACCCGCGTGGTGCTCACCAAGGCCCTTGCCTTCGGGATGCTCATACCTGTACTGTGTCATTGGCCTCGCCTACCTGAGTTCCCTGATCTGTCGCCTCGTCCTGTTGAAGGTGATACCAGTCCTGGCTGTGACTGCCGCGTTTGTCCAGCAACCGCACCAACGCCTTGCTCCGTAGGCCCGGACGGCTGTTGCTGGTTGAGTAGCTGCTGGAGCTGCTCCGGCGTAAGCTGCCCGGAGAGTATAGCCGCGTGAATATCTGCAGCCGAGCCAGGCAGTTCGGCCGGAGGAGGCTGAGCGATGTTCCTGTTGGTTGTCGAACGCACTAGCCGTGATGTCGCTGGGTCTGCAGGAGGTAGACCCAGTTCGTCGCGAAGGTGAGCCTCGAGCGGATCATCAGGAACAATGACACCTGCTCCAACGTAGTTACGAATCGTGAACGAGGCTGTACGCCAGTCTTCCTGCTCACCAATTCGCTTAACAGTCAGCTGCGGATACTGAGCGCTAGCCCAATTCATGTCTACAAGCTGCGGAATCGCATACGAGTTAATGACGTCTGTGACAATGTCCGCAGTGAAGCGCGTTGCCTTGAGAAACAGAGTCTGATCGGCTTCAGCCGTCTTCATGTTAGGCTGCAGAAACTGCCCTAGAATCTGCTTCTCTATCTGCACGTCATGGTGCTCAATCGACCTTATGCAATCAACAGGCTGCGTAGACAATTCGGCAAAGGATAGAACCCATAGCGGAGGCAGAACTACGTGAGCCCTATCATTCGTTCGTAGGTTCCGACCAAGCTGATCTGCTAGCGCCAAGTCGCCTGCACTGTATCCCTGCGGCAACTGTATAACCGGTACGCCTATACCGTGACGTTCCTTCTGAATCGCATCAATCTTGTAGAGGTTGTCCTTGTAGTACCAGTGCTTGTAGGCACTACGTAGAAGACTAATCCCCTCAATGTTGCCGGCTTCCTTGTCGAACGAGAAGACGACGAGCTTATCAATCGGAATGTTAATGTACTGGAGATACTGGCCTATCGTCGTTCCACCCTCTAGCGTCGGAACGAAGATAGGCGAAGTCCAAATGTCGACACTAAGAGGTCCGCCATTGAGGTCGAAGAACCACTCCCGAACGTCCATCGGATGCCGAGGCGCCCACTTCTTCCAGACAATCTTCCCACGAGCCCTCGGGTCGTTCGTAACCGTCTCGCCACGCTCAAATACCTCTTCGAACATGTAGTAGCCGAAGTCTAGCATCAACAACGACTCGGTCATCGTCTGAGGCCACGAGGACGACATCCACTGCGTCAAGTTGGACCAAACGAAGTCTGCGATCATCTGGTCCTTAGACGATGACGACGCAGGCTTCATCGACCACTGACCAGCAAGCACAGGAGTCTTAGCAAGACGCATAGTACCACGTACAGTACCGTCGGACTTGCGCATCCTATCGTACATCCGCAAGCCTTTCAGGCCAATCAAGTCGCGGTTGTACTCCTGACGCATCCATGACGTAAACGGACTAGGCGCAGCGCTACCCAGCTCCGAGTTCAAAGCAGGAACAGGCTCCATAGGACCAATGCCCTCGCCGACAGCCATATCTACGGGCGTATGAACCCTAATCTGCCTAGTCATACGCCCAATACCTAGTCGCTCCTTCGGCGGCGGGTCTACCGGAATGTCTTGCGGTACGTTAGCAGGTCGCCCAACCGACGCGCCTCCCTCGACTCGCTGCCTCAGAGGCCTATCAGCAAGCATCTGCGAGTGCTCATCCGGAGTCATTCTACGACTAGGAGTGGATTCGACAGGCAAGTCTGTACCTTCAGGCACTACAACGACAAACTCCTGTCCGTCCTCTCGCGACACTACAACGGGCGCGTACCCTGAAGCGAGCAGGTCGTCGAGATTGACTCTAGGCAAATCTTCGAGGTTCAAAATTCCCCACCCATCTGGAAGAAGCCCTGACTTCCCGACGTACCCGCCAGCATATCCGCAAAATCGTTCTGCAGTGTCCGCTTCGCCGCGACCTCCCGTGGAGTTGATTCCACAGGCGCAGCGTCGACCATTTCGGACACGAGGTGATTGCCTCTCGCGCCCATTTTGAACGTGGCTAGGAGCGCATAGCGCATCGCGTCGATAGTATGGTCTTCGACCTTGTTGCCTAGCTCCGGCACATTCTGACCTTGAACTGGCTCTTTAGATCGGTAGTTGTTGAGCTCACGAATGTGATTCACGCACTCGTACGCGACGTGGTAGCGTGGAGCCTCAATCGGTGCGCCCCACTTATCCTTGTCAATCTCAACGGGGTGCATAAAGCCAGACATCAAGTCGATACCGTCACGCCAAGTATAATCCGACTTCAACTCCTTGGGAGCCCAGCAACCTACACCCATCAGCCTCGACATGGTAGCCGCAGCCTCCGGGTCTGCGGGGTCACCGACCATAAGGTCAAGGTGGTAGCCCGGAGGCTGCGGCCTGCTCCTCAGCTCGTCGGCGACCGCTGGGAGCGTCTTGTACTTGCGATAGTACTCACGCCAAACATAAATCTCGTCCTGTGGACTAATCTGGAACTCCATAGCAGCAAGCGGGTTCGTGTATCCCCAGTCGAGAGCAAGGTAGTTAGGCCAGCCAGGAATGAACTTGTACTCCGAGGTCATGACACCGCGACTCTCGTCCCAGTCCGGGAATATCTTGCCTACGAAACTTGCGAAGTCCGCACCAATCTCCTGCATGAACCACTCAGGCTCCGTAGTATCCTCCAGGAGCAGAATCTCCTCATCCTGTCGACCTCCAGGGTACACGAATCCGTTCTCCCAGGACGGAAACCTCCAGGACTCAAAAATTCCACGGTACTTATCGCGGTGACCCAGCTGCCAGAGGTCATGAAGCCAGTTGAAGCCCTCGGGAGTAGTAGGAAAGTCAGCGCCTCCTCGTCGGTCCGCAAGTGCCGGTCGGACGTACCGCTCCCAAGTCTCTCGCTTATGCTTCGCCGCTTCTGACATGATGACATGGTCTAGCGCCTCCCCAACCAGATACTCCGGGTGCTCAGCGCTCCGACACTCAACCCGCGTTCCCCACGGCAGCTGAATGTACATATCGCCCGAACGCTTGGCGTAGGACTTCTTGACTCGCTTATCACGTCCCAGCCGTTGGCCTACAATCAGGTCGTTCCAGATTACACGGAACTCCTTCTCCGCCAAGTCATAAGTGGGCCCCACTATCCAAATCATCTGGTTCGGCCGCATAATGTGCTTGGGGGTAACGTCCCTCGCAGCCATCGTGCTCTTACCAAACCTGCGCCCGCAGCAAGGAACTCGAAATCGAGCAGGGCTCTCGTGATACAGCCTCTGTGAGCGGTGCGGAGTATAGCCGACCTTTGCCCAGAAGGCCTCGGTCAGCCTGTCCACTACTTCCCCTTGTCCTTGTACTTCTCGACCTTCTCGCGCTGCCGCTTCGCGTTCGCGTCCCAGTCCTTGCCGGACATAATCGCGGCCAGACGATTAGCAGGCTTGCGGCCTGCCATCCCCACTCCTCGCAGGTCCTTCACCGTTCCCAGCTTGTCCTTCTTGCCCATTACTGTCTCCACCTCCCAAGATCATCGAAGACCTGTACCCCGCTCGCAGAGCCATCACCCGCTGCCGGTGAATCGCCGCGCCATGGTACTGCCTATGCAGCTTCCGAACTACACGCAGTTCACTCATTTCCGGACCTCCACTCGCGCGCCACCCTTACGCGCTACTCTCCACAGGGTCGCAGGATTGCAACCTAGTGGCCGTTCGCCATCCCCTCTATACCCTTCAGGAACTCGTTGAGCACGTCTTGCTGCTCTTCCCGTCCAACTGGCCCGAGCACGCGGTCAGTCACGTACTGTGCAGCGCGCAGCCGAATCGAGTCCGACGTGGCATTGTGAACCAGATCGATTATCGCCGCTGCAGCGAACGGCGCATTCTCGTCGAATATCCTCTGAGCACGCTCCTTCGGAGGCTCATCGCCTGCGTAGAGGTCCTCGAGTTCCTTATTTGCCGCCATGCTACTATTATATCATGGAACCAACTGGCTGCACACTAGGCTTGTAACACTTTGTCACACTGAAAATGTCACCCTACTGACACTGAGCCCTACGGGTCTTGCTTGAATCGAAATTTCACAATATAATATAGTTAGAAAGTGAAACGAGTTCCAAAGCTACTTGAAAACTCAATAGTGTGCCTGCTGAGACTAGCGATTCATCAACTCTTCATCAGTTCAGCTCTACGTCACAAGGAGACTACAATGAGCGCTACGTTCTCTAACCTTACTCCGTTCGCTGCCGCGAAGGTCACGAACAAGGTCCTAGCAGCTAAGGTCGACGGAGACTTCACTGAGGTTCGTCCTCAGATGATGTACAACTACGCCAAGAAGGGTATCATCGAGTCCAACTACGACTCGAGGATGGATGGCGAGAAGGTCTACTTCGAGGGTACTGCCTTCAAGGCATGGCTCGACAAGTACGTTCAGAAGGTCATATCGGGCGAGTCGACCTCACGAGTCGACTACGACACGCTAGCCGACCAGTACATGTAATAACCAGTTAGTTCTTAGCAGGCACACTATTGGGTCTTCAAGTACATACACACCGTAGGAACTGACCCACCTACACAATTCCATAAGGAGCGCAAAATGCGCAACAGGCTTCTGGCTACCGGTCTCGTTCTGGCCGCGGCTGCGGGTTTCGCGGGTTCGCAGGTGACAACGTCACACGCGGCTTCGTTCCCGACGCTCTCGACGTCTTCGCGTAACGAGGTTCTCGTTTCGCCGAAGTGCTATCGCGAGGTCCAGAAAACGACCACGTATTACCGCTACAGCACCAAAGCCGGCGGGTACGTTCGGTACGTGGCTCCGAAGGTCACGATTACGTACTCTACGCACTGCCACGCCTGAGCAGTGACGGGTAGGCCCCGAAGGGGGGTCTATCCGCCAAGGTTCATTTCGTGGTACCAAAAGTGGTTCCGCTTTTGGATCTTGCAATTCCATCTAGGCTGCTATAAAATAGAATAGAGCCAAAGGACTAGGTACCTGGAGGTACGTATGCTGCCAGCAGATTGGGAACAGTACGTCGCAGGCGTAGAACGCGAATTGAAGCGTTCACCTACGCCTCCGAAGCGACGCCAACCACGTGTTACGCGAATGCAAAGCTCGCGCCAACGCCGCGCGTTCAGTCAAAGTCCGAATTCGGTTCGCGCGATCTACAACGGCGAAAACGAGCTCAACGCGACGCCGACTAAGCCCGAGACGTGGCGCGGTACGATGGCAGTCGGAGGCAGCTGCGAAACCAAGCAGTACTTCTCGGCAAAAACCACTCAAATCCGCCTGCCGCGGAGCTGGGACGAGATCGGAGCGCCGAGCATTGACTTTCCTAGCTGAGCGTGTTCTGTTTTATTCAGACGATGTCCCCTGATGGTCTGCGTTTAGGGTTGGGAGCTTTAAGCTTTTAACAAAAAAGCCCCTGAAGTGTAACAGATTTGTAATTATCTCAGTATCTACCTCTGTATATTCTATTAAAGCATAAATTTCGAATGTTCGACAGTGCTGGACGGTGGACGCCCGCGATGACAACTGTGAGTTCACCCTTCTGGCACAATTTCATGCTGGAGCATTCTATTCGCGCAGTTCGCGTTGGTGGCCGAAACGCCAACTCAGTAAGACGAGATAACGATGTATTGTAATACACAGGATTGAACCTCACTTGAAGAACTGCAGGCACACGCGATATAATAGAATAAGACAGCCAAGTAAAAGCACACAATACAGCCAGGGAGCACAGTAGTGCGCAAGATCACAAAAGAGGAAGCGCCGCAACCAAGGTCCGCAGCGGGACGGCCTTCGAAGTATCCGTGGGACGAGTGGCTCGTTGTCAATGAGCCATGCGAAATCCTCCAAGACGTCGATTACACCGTTCCAACGGAACACATGCGCGTAATGGTGAACAATGCTGCGCGTCGCAGGAAAGGTCGCGCAACTACGCAATCGGTCGACTCAGGCCGCGGGCTACGCATTACCTTCGTGCTCAACCCTGAGACAGGCTCGAACGCTGAGGACTTTGAGTTCGACAGGAACGAACGCGATCCGCGAACTCAACCACTAGGCCCAGCATGAGCTACGAAGAAATCAGACGCCGACTAGATACGGCGGAAGCGAAGGCACGTGAGACAGAGGCTATCGCACTGACGGCCAAGTGCTCAGTGTGCTGGAGCAGCGTAGGTCAGCGCTGCTGCTACTGGGATTGGCAACGCCAAAGGCTGATCGAGCACGAACCACACATGCGACGCATCAACCTAGCGCGGCAAATGCCTAAGTGACCAAAAGTGAGACCAAAAGAACCTCTTCAAGAGCCTTGCTTTTTCCAAAAGGCTAGGATACAATTAGAGTAGCAAGGAAAAACAAGCACACCTAGGAGTACGGAATGAACGATGTAGACGAGATGATCGTACGCATCGACCGAGCGATCTGCGACAACGCGCCTGATGAAGTCGTTATCGATCCGGCGCAGTTGAATCGGAAGGCGATTACGGCACTCGCAGAGATGCTCGTCGACACAGGATGGCCGCCAGAGCGTCTCGGCAGCGTTCCTGTGGCGCAGCACACAATGGCGCTCGAAGCGCTGTACGAACTAGCATGCAGACTTGTGTAGCACTTCCGCTGCGGTTGGCACTCAATGAGTGCCTTCCGGAACGAAAGTCGTTCCAGCTCGAGAGTCAAGGAGACTACAATGAGCAGCAAGCAGTACAGCAACATCACTCCGTTCGTCGCAGCGAAGGTTGCGAATGTGGTTCTGGAGAAGAGGGGCCTGAGCGGTGACGTGAAGTCGCAGATGCTGTACTCGTACGCCAAGAAGAACATTATTCAGAGCAACTACGAGACTAGGGCCGAAGGTGAGAAGGTGTACTTCGATGGAGCCGCGTTCAAGACGTGGCTCGACCGGTACGTCGTTCGCATCGAGAACGGCGAGACCGGCTCAGCTCGAGTCGACTACGACCTGCTCGCGGAGCAGTTCATGTCCGACACCGAAGAGGTTACTGCCGAGTAAGCAGTGACGGTGAGAGCCTCCTCACGGAGGCTCGATCCGCCAACGCTTAGTTGGAGAAGGAGACCAAGGTGTGAGGTACGTAAGCGTCACTCCGGCGTACGGAGTGGACTACAGAACGAAACAAGAGGTCATCGACGCCTACCAAGCAGGCGCGGACTTCAAGGTGCACGACTACGAGCTGCATGGCTACGTCAACAAGAACGACAAGCCTGACGACGTCGTGCTGACGGTTCGGTACAACAAGGGCAGGTCAGTAATCAACCTAGGAGAGGAACAATGACACAAAGGCTAGTCAGTCCGAACGAGATGCTGGATGCCGCGAAACGGATACAGCTCGACGGACGTGAGCCGGAAACGAACGACGATTGGGTTCTAGTTCTGAACTTCGTCGCGTTCAACGCAGCAGCGGGTCTCGAACGGGAGATCTGTAAGCTGTTCGCCATGATCTACGACATGCCACTCGCAGACAGGTACGTTCAGGAGATCGCCGACTACCAAGCAGCATCGAAGAGGAGCAAGATCTGATCCTACGTTGAAGGTGAGGCTCTCTTCCGAGAGCCGATCCTTGAGCGAAAGGAGGGAAAATGGCAGACCGAAGGCACGTCGTGAAGCCAGACGATGGCCGCCGACGTGGAAATACGTCACGTAGGCCGATCGTCGTCAATGTCGGCCTCAAATGGTACGAGTTGCCTGACGAGTTGGTGACTCAGTTGTTCACGCATATCGGCGACGAGCCGTACACCGAGGACATGCTTCGCGGCAGAGTCCACTACACAACCATCGTTACTATCAAGGAGTAGAAGTGTCAGCAGTAACGCAGGCTACGTACACCGGCACGGTAGTCGTGTGTACGACGAGAGCATGTCCAATGTGCGGCAAGATCGGAACGGTCGAAATACCGATCTCGGAGTACGAAGCCTGGAACGACGGCAGGGGTCCGCTGATCCAGAACGCAATGCCGAGTGTGTCGGCAGGAGACCGCGAGATGCTCCTGTCTGGTACACACGACGAGTGCTGGGACAAGATGTTCGCCGACGAAGAGGAAGAGCCTCATCCTGACATGTAGCACTTCCAGTGCGGAAGGGACTCTCGCCGAGAGTCCCGACCGGAAGGGATGAGGCTATGCTTAAAACGTACAAGGGTGACAGGCCGTGTAAGAACTGCAGCTACTGGCCTAATGTTCGCCGAGCGAAGTACGAAGTCGCGGAGATTTGGTACGACACCGACAACCCTTTCGAGATATGGATCAGGTGCAACCTATGCGGAAACGTATGGCACCTGAAAGCGGAGAGAGGAGGTACAAAGTGAAGTGGCTAGTTGAAGAGCACATGCAGAATCTTGACGGATCCGAGTACATCACGTTCCACGTGACCGTAGAGGCCGACGACGTCCAGTCCGCCTTCGCAAAGGCCGAAAACATCAAGGCGCTCGAAGGCGAACGCAAACACATGGGCTACTTCGGATTCTACTTTGGCGGCGATGAGCTCGAGCCTGTGGATAAAGACTACAGGTGGGCCGCGTCGGACGGGAGTAGCGTCTGCTACGAGGTAAGGAAACTAGATGGGTTATGCATGGACGCCACCGCCGCGCGATACGTCCACAGGACATCGCGTAGCAAGAGAAGACGGGATGCGGCCAGTAGCGACGCGGAAACTGCCTTGGCAGGCGAAGCTCGCAGAACTGCCAATGCGCTGGCTAGCACGGAGACAAGGTTTGCATGCGATCCAGTGGGAAACGAGCGAAGACGCCTGAGGAAAGGCGTCGACGGTATCTGGAAGCACAATCCAGATACAACACGAGCCCTAAAGGCCAGAGGCGTAACCGCGAGTACGAGGAACGCAAGCGTCCAAATCGCATAGGCTGGGAACCGATGCGCGACGCAATTCATCGGAGAGGAGGTGAAACGTGAAGAGGGTAGGCAAGAGGTACCTAGCAATAGACCCGATCCAGAACAGCGGTAGTGTCGTCGACATACGCAGAGTCTGGGCAGCGCGAGTCCCGGTGACGGTCGTGAAGGTGCATCCGCTTAGGGTGCGCAACCGTTACGACGTGAGGACCGACAATGGCATCACATTTGCGACTGGTCGACTCCAGTCGCTCAAAGAAACACGGTTATAAGTTTGTCAGGAGACTAGTTCTAGCTCTCTCCGGCGGACTTGTTGCCCTGCCGTTCATACTAACGATCGTTGGCATTCCGATCGCATGTATCATCCTACACTACTCAACCAAACCGCTCAGGAACTACTTCATCGACCAAGCAGTACGAGAGGAACAAGCACGTGTACACGCCAGAAGAACTGACAGAAGAAGTGGTACGTGAGTACCTCATCGAAGTCGGAGACATGAACGAGAAGGTCGAAGCGCTGAGGGAGGACGAGCGCTGCTTTGTCTGCGCAACGCTTCCGGGCAATAGCTGGACGGCGCAACAGGTCGCACGCTTCATCGGGCAGGCCGAGGCTTGGAGCGATGGCAAGACACCTGTGCGCATCATGCGACGCGACTACCGTGGCCTTGAGCTGGTCAAGTACAAGGACCGCAAGCAGCTCGAGCAGCAAGTCGTCGACAACGAAGTGGCACGCAGACAGACCTCCAACTACGACGAGAAGCGACTTATGACGGGGGAGGCAGTGTAAGTCAAGGGGTACCCATGTGACAAAAAATATTTCAAAAAAATACCGCTCCAATCTCTTGACTTCCTAGCGGGGGCTGTTATATAATAGGAGTAAGATCAAGAGAGGGCAACCTTGAGGG